TAGCACCTCACCATTCGTGCCCGAGTTGACCATGTTTTGCAAGATCCACAATTACTCCGTGTCACCGCGTTGACCAGCGGTTTTGGGCCACTTCGGCTGAGCGCCGTCCGATTGGAGTCGATCATGACCAAGCACAAGCCCCCGCCCCGCTTCGGCGACCGCGCCCTCGACCTGTGGAACGGCATCGCCAATAGTGGTCACTACGAGTTGCGAATTGACGAGCTGCTGATCCTCGAAGATGCCTGCCGCGAGATTGACTTGATCGAGCGCATGGAAGAGGAGCAGTCCGCCGGCAAGCTGACCGCTCTCGGATCCCAAGGTCAACCGGTGGCGGCGCCACTCATCGCCGAGCTCCGTCAGCACCGCGCGATGGTCGCCGCGCTGATGCGTCAGTTGAAGTTGCCCGACTCTGGCGACGGCCGAGCTCAGCAGTCCACCACCGAGAAGGCTCGCATGGCCGCCAACACCCGGTGGGGTAACACCGCCTGATGGCTACTCTCGTCCGGGCCTCGAAGGTCGACGAGAAGGCGGAGCTGGAACGGATCGAGAACTGGTATCGGCGTGAGTTGCACCGCCCGGTCGAGTTGCCGACCTACCGCTTCGAGCCGGTGCGCATCGGGCCGACCTGGCAGACCGAGAAGGTCAACGGCGTCAATCGCTGGATCCTGCCGGAACGATCTCTCGGCTGGGAGGCACTGACGTTCTGTGGCCGGTGGCTACAGGTGACTCGTCAGGTGCCGTGGCAGTTCACGCTCGAGCAGGCGCGCTGGGTGTTGTGGTGGTACTCGCTCGAGAAGGACGGCTCCTGGACCTACCGCGACGCGGTGTTTCAACGGCTGAAGGGTCACGGCAAGGACCCCATCGGCGCGTGCCTGTCCATGAACGAAATGATCGGCAACTGTCGCCTCGACGACTGGCGTGGTGACCGACCGATCGGGCGCCCGTTCGAAGAGGCGTGGATCCAGACCGCCGCCGTCTCGCTCGAGCAGACCAAGAACACGATGCGGCTGCTACCCGGCATGGTTACGCCGGAGTGCAAGGCCCACTTCGGCGTCGCGGTACAGAAGGAGCAGGTCCACGCGCTCGGAGACACCCGCTTCATGCAAGCGGTCACCAGCTCGCCGACCACGCTAGAAGGCGCTCGCGCATCGTTCGTCCTGATGAATGAGACGCACCATTGGCTGGCGAACAACTCCGGGCACGACATGGCCGACGTGATCGAGCGGAACGCCACAAAGTCCCCCGGCGGCGCCGCGCGCACGGTACGAATCACCAACGCGTTCGAGGCGGGCCTCGATTCTGTTGCTGAACGTGATCGAGATGCCTACGAAGCGTCACTGGATAAGGATTCTCGCTCCGGTGGTTCGATCGGGCTGCTCTATGACTCGCTCGAGGCTGGCCCCGACGCTCCGCTGACCGCCGAAGATGCTCCAGAGATCATCAACACAGTCCGGGGCGACTCGACGTGGCTCGACATCAAGTCAATCGTCTCCTCGATCATGGACTCCCGGAACCCGGCCAGCCGGAGCCGTCGCTTTTGGTACAACCAGATCGACTCGGCGGCCGACTCCTGGATGACTCGCAACTCTTGGGACTTGATCTCGGCACCGAACAAGATGGTGCAGCCACGCGAGCAAGTCGCGGCGTTCTTCGACGGCTCCAAGAACGACGACACCACCGCGCTGGTCGGGTGTCGGATTTCCGACGGCCATGTCTTCAAGATCGGCAGTTGGTCCCGGCCGCCCGGCGGAAAAGCGCCCGACGGCAGCCCTTGGATCGTCAAGCGAGATGAGGTCGACGGTGCCGTGCGCTCGATGTTCGAGGACTACGACGTCGTCGCTTTCTACGCGGACCCCTCGGACGTGCGGGACTCCGAAGGCGAACGGTTCTGGGAGCCGATGCTCGATGGCTGGCACCGCGACTTCGGCCCCCACTTGAAGCACTGGGCGATCAAGTCGGGCGACCGGACCCATTCCATCGCGTGGGACATGCGCTCCCGAGAGAGGACGTCGCTGTTCACCGACGCCGCGCAGCGGTTCGTCACCGAAGTGCAGGACAAGGCGTTCACCCATGACGGCAGTCGCTCGATGCGCCAGCACGTGCTCAACGCGAAGCGCCGACCCAATGAGTTCGGCATCTCGCTCGGCAAGGAACACCGCGAGTCGCTGCGAAAGGTCGACCTCGCGGTGTGTGCCGTTGGCGCGCGGATGGTTCGCCGGATGTACCTAAACCGCTCCACCGATACTAAGAAGCCCCGCTCGGGAAAGGTCTGGTGAGACTCCCCATGCAGTCAGTCTTCGAGTTCGGAGGGTCGGTGATCAACGCGGCCGTCTTCGTTTACCTGACCAGCGAGCTAGCTACCTTCTACCGGACGCTAGAGAGTTACCTGTGAAGCGCTGGTTACTCGCCCCGATGGTCGTCGTGGCGATGCTGGCACTGACCGCCCCCGCGTTGGCCAGTTCTTGGCATCACCGAAACCACGAGGACAGGTCGTATTCCGCCTGGTACGAAGATCGCGGGGGCGATGACGAAGACTCTGACGAGGTCTGGGACGACGAGGATTCCAACTCTGAAGAGGACGATTCAGACTCGGGTGATACACCGACGGCAGACCCAGTTGTGGGTCCGGTCGTCGTCACGGGTGCGGAGAAGAGCATCCAGGCTGAGCTGACCGGTTACTCCTACCAGGACAACACCCCGCCCGGTAGCGCTGATATCTGCTGCCCGCAGCTCCACCAGAAGGCCGGCGGCCAGGGTACTTACGCGGACCCGATCACGACTGCCGTGGCCTCCAGTTCGTTCCCGCCCGGCACCCGGTTCTACATCCCGCCGATCAAGCGTTACGTGATCGTGGAGGATTCCGGCGCCAGCGACGGACAGAACCACCTGGACATCTGGGTCGGCGGCCAGGGTCACTCAAAGTCCGACTCCGACGCCTGCATGGACGACTTCACCGGAAACGCCACGATCATCCAGAACCCCGCCCCCGGACACCCTGTCGTCCCCGGAGAGCTCACTGGCTCCGGCGGCTGCAACATCTGACCCGCGCACAGAAAGCGAGACGCTCCCCCATGAGCCTGCCCACCATCAACGGCCGCAAGTTGGGCCGCAAGGCATTCGACCCTTCCCGCCCGAACGTCATGATGAGCCGACTGCGTACTGCCACGCTGAGCCCACCGGTGCAGTCCGACTGGTGGTGCGCCGCGATGGACACCATGGCCCTGAACGACCAGGTCGGCGACTGCACCATGGCCGATCAGGTTCACTCGGTGACGAGCTTGCAGTTCTACGGCCAGGCCAAGACGATCGTGGTCCCGGACTCCGAGACGCTCAAGGGCTACTCAGCCGTCAGCGGCTACGACCCGAGGACCGGCAAGAACGACAACGGCGCCACCTTGCAGGATGCCTTCGACTACGCGCGCAAGACCGGCTTCGTCGTCGGCGGCGTGGCGTACAAGACCGAGGCGTTTGCCCAGCTCGATGCGATCGACTCTCGGGGTAGCGTTGACTGGGACCTGATCAAGGTCTGCATGGACGCATTCGGCGGGGCCAGCATCGGCATGGTCTTCCCCGACTTCGCCATGGACCAGTTCGACAACAACCAGGTCTGGGACTACAACCCCCGCAAGCGCTACCGCGAAGAAGGCGGCCACGACGTGCGGCTGGTCGGCTTTGGCATGGACGGAACCACGCCGTACCTCGACTGCGAGACCTGGGCGCAGAAGCACCGGATGACGATCCCGTTCGCCGAGAAGTTCATCGAAGAGTATTGGGTTCACGGTGAGCGTGACTGGCAGCGCCCCGACGGCACTGTGCCCAACGGCATCGACGCTGACTCAGCGCTCGCTCAGTTCTCCGCGCTGACCGGAGAGACCGGCAACCCGGGATGGGATTCCCCCGACGTGCCCCCGGTCGTTGTGCCCCCGGTGGATCCGCCGGTCCCGACCGATGCCGACGGTCAGCTCGCCGACGCCTACGACCGTTCTCCGATCACGGAGTTCTCGACCGCGTTCAACTTATGGCGCGCCGGCAAGGGCGTCTGACTGTGCTGGGCCTGTTCCGGTGGCTGGTCGCTGCTCATCGACGAGCGGTCATTCGCCGGAACAGTCCCGGCCGCACATTGCGCCGCGAGGTGCTCCAACGACGTAAGGACACGACGTGACGCTGGCCGACTCGGATCTGTCTTCCCTGGTCCAGGACAAGTTGATCCCCGCGCTGAACAAGGAACGGCAGCGTCTGCGCCGGATCGACTGTTGGTACCGGTGGGATCACGAGGACGTCAAGCTGCCTCGTTCCGCGACTGCTGAGCACCGCGCTTTGGTGAAGCTGTCCAAGGCGCCGTGGCTCGGTCTGGTTGTCACTTCGACCGCGCAGTGCCTGTTCGTGGACGGCTTCCGCAGCGTGCTTGACCCGGTCGGTGACCCCGAGGAAATCAACGCGCAGCTGCGTCAGAAGCCTGATTCGCCGCCGCTGCCGGTCAAGGACAAGCCGATCCTTCCTGAGGGGCCGTGGCGTATCTGGCTGGCGAATCAGATGGACAAGAAACAGGCCGCGATCCACCGCGCCGCGCTCGCCTACGGCTACACCTTCGCTACCGTGCTGCCGGGCGTCGACTTCACCGGTGAAGACATGCCGGTCATCCGTGGCGTCTCCCCGCGCAAGATGATCGCTCTCTATGAAGACCCGGCGAGTGACGATTGGCCGAAGTACGCCATGGAGCGCCTCGACTCCGACAAGGGCGAAGAGCGCTACCGGGTGTTCGATGAGAGCGACGTCTACACCGTCGTTCTCAAGACCGTGAAGCCTGACGACGGAAAGCCCAACTTCAAGATCGAGAAGCGCGAGACTCACGGCGCCAACGTCTGCCCCGTGGTGCGTTACTGCAACGAGCTCGACCTCGATGGCCGGACCCCCGGTGAAGTAGAGCCGCACATCGCGCTGGCCGCTCGGATCAACAAGACCAGCTACGACCGGCTGCTCACCCAACACTTCAACAGCTGGAAGATCCGCTGGATTGCCGGTATGGCAGAGCCGGACACTGATGAGAACGCCGCTCGGGCGAAGCTGAAGCTGCAACAGAGCGACTTCTTGATTGCCGGCGACGCGGATACGAAGTTCGGCTCGTTCCCCGAGACGGGGTTGACTGGATTCATCGACGCGCACGAGGCTGACGTAGAAGCCCTGGCCGCCGTCACCCAGACCCCGACCCATGAACTCACCGGCAAGATGGTGAACCTCTCGGCGGAAGCGCTTGCGGCGGCTCGAGCGAGTCAGAGCCAGAAGGTCGACGAGCGCAAGAGGGCCTTCGGCGGCGCCCACACTCAGGCTCTGCGCCTCGCCAGCTTCCTTGACGGCGACGACGAGCACGCCAAGGACATCACCGGCCGGGTCACCTGGCAGGACACCTCGATTCGCTCGATGGCCCAAGCTGTTGATGCACTCGGCAAGGCCGCGACGATGTTGCACGTCCCCGATCAGGCGCTCTGGTCGCGCATCCCGGGCGTGGAGAAGTCCGACGTCGCGGAGTGGGAGCGGCTGCGGAAGATGCAGGACCCGCTCGAGCAGATGACCGCGAATCTCGACCGTCAGGCTAAGGCAACGCAGCTCGCGGCCAAGGGCGTGCCGGGTGACCAGTCGAGCACCAGCAACGGCACTGCTCCGAAGCCGAAGGCGTCCGCTACCGCGAAGCCGGCGGGCTGATGGCGGGAACCGAAGATGGCAAGCGGCTGACCGAGGCACACCGCCTACAGCAAGTCGAGATCCAGTTGCTGTTCCTTCGGGAGTTCATTCCGACGTGGCGACTGATGAACTGGATCAAGATCGACGAGGTGTCTCAGGCGTGGCTCGCGGCGGTCATGCCGATCGTCGCAAAGTGGCGCCAAGAGTCCGCTGACGTCGCGGAATCGTATTACGACAGGTACCGTAAGGTAGAAGTACCACGATCATCTACTCCGGTGCCCGCTGTCGAGTTCGTTCATGCTCCAGAGCTACGGGGCCACCGTGAACCAGACGCGCCCGTTGTGGTCAACCTGGGGGATCGTCGCTCGCGCACTCGGGTTCGCCTCCCCCAGGACCGCGACACCAGCGACTGGGTTAAGCCGAAGATTGACTGGTCGAAGTTCGACGACTCCGCGCTGAAGGCTCTTCGTGGCGCCGGCCCGAACTACCTGAAGCAGCAGTCCGGCCGTGGCGAGACCGAAGAGCGCGCCATGCGCAAGGGGTTGCAGATCGTCTCCGGTACCGGCACCAAGCAGGTACTCGACGGCGGCCGGGAGACGATTCTCGAGCTGATCAAGTCCGATCCGGTGATCAATCGGTACATCCGAGTAACCGACGGCGACCCGTGTGCGTTCTGCGCGATGCTCGCCAGTCGGGGCCCGGTGTATCTGACCGCCGAGTCCGCCGGTTTCCAAGCTCACGCCTCTTGTGCCTGCACCGCCGAACCCGTCGCCTCGAGCAACGCGGCCTGGCCTGGTCAAGCGGCTTACTACAAGCGGCTCTGGCGCGCGAACATCGAAGGTCGCTACTCCGGCCAGGACGCGATTAACGCCTGGCGCCGGCTGTACACAGACCTCCAACGCCAGGCCGCCGCTACTCCCGATATCCAGCCAGGACAACTCGCCTAGCACCAAATGTGACGGCGACAGAAGCGCGACTTGTGGTCGTCGTGCGGAATCGGCACCGGGATGTAGGTGTGATCGTCGCTCGGAGCTGATGCGACCACGGCCTCGCCGTTACAGTTTCGGCCGTTGGAATCGAGACTGCGCAGGTTGTCCACATAGCTAGCGCTGGCGTCATTGTGGCCCGCATACACGGCCGTGTGGTCGTAGGTGACCATCTGCTCGCCGAAGTCGCCACCGGTGACCAAGACGTAGCGCAGCAGTCGACCGTAGCGATCCTTGTCGGGGCTACCAGGCTCGGAGCGCAGTGAAACGCCGTTGGACAGCAACAGCTCGGCGGTCTCCTTAGCTCTCGGGCCACCGGCGGTGGACATCTCGCAGGAGTCGATGCCGAGGACGCGAATCCGCTGACCAGTGTCGATGTCGAACGTGTCGCCGTCGATCACCTTCGTCACCGAGCGGTTGGCTTCGTCCACGTTGAAACCGGGGCCGTAGGCGATCCGTTCGCTCGGCGTCATCTCCTGCTCGGCGCTGTGCGCGACAACCGGGTCTGGGCTGCCACAACTGACCAGCACTACGGCTAGCGCTACGACGCTGAGCCAGTTCTTTCTACGTGTCCTCATGACGAAGAGAATGCCACAAATTGAGGCATTACCACAAGTGTCCCGCGACACACGGTCACGGGTGCCCCGCAACGGGGTTGAGCAAGGAGAAGCCGCAATGGCCGACGAAGACCCGAATGCAAGCGCTACCGACGACGAAGGCAAGCCTGGTACCGCCGCTGGTTCGAACGGCGACGGCGCGGGGTCGGCCGCTGACCCAGGTGACGGCGACTCCGGAACGGAGACCGTCGACTACAAGGATCAGGCCGAGAAGTGGAAGAAGCTGTCCCGCCAGAACGAGAAGAACCTGCGTGATGCGCAGTCGAAGATCAAAGAGTTCGAGGACAAGACCCTGTCGGAGTCGCAGCGCCTGGAAAAGGAGCGCGATGCCTTCAAGTCCACGGCGGAAACGTCGTCCACCGAGCTTGAGCGTTACAACATCGCTATCGAGAGTGCACCGGAGCACGCGACGCTTGCCCAGCTGCGCAAAGTAGCGAAGCGGATTCGCGGCGACTCCGCCGAAGCTCTCGAAGCCGATGCGAAAGAGCTGTGGGAAGACTACGCCCCCGCTCAGAAGTCCCCGCCCACTGCGGGCAAGCCCAAGGAACGACTCAAGGGCGGCGCTGACCCGGACGACGAGCCGGATGAGATGGACCCGGCAAAGATCGTCGCTGCCATCCCCCGGGCGCGCTGAAAACCACCGCACGGCTGTGCCACGGCCGGGTCGCGGTAACAACACCCCCAAGACCCAAGGAGGTCTGTCGTGGCTAACAGCTACCTGAAGGCGGAGAAGATCGCGGCTACCGCGCTCGGACTCCTCCAGCGTGAGATCGTGCTCCCCGGACTCGTTTGGCACAACGCCGGTGGCAGCTTCCAAGGTGCGGCCGGTGACACCATCACCATTCGCGTGCCTGCCCGCACCCAGGCCCGGTCCCGCACGCTGCGAGGCGCTCGCGGACTCGCCTCCGAAGGCACCGGCATCATCCAGATGGATGAACTGACCGAGCACAGCGTCGATGTGACGCTGGATGAGGCCATCTACTCGGCGATCCCGACCACCGATGAAGAGCTCACCCTCGACATCAACGATTTCGCCGCTCAGATCCTCGCTCCGCAGGTGCGCGCTGTCGCCGAGGGTCTTGAGAACAAGGTCGCCGACGAGATGGTCAACGCGACCTATGCGCAGACCGTCACGATCCCCCGGGCCATGCTGCCGGGTGACACGGCTTCCTATGCCTCGCTCGACACCTGGGACGTGTTCCGTGGCCTGGCTCAGGTCCGCAAGCTGATGAACGTGGCCAATATCCCGCAGAATGACCGCATCATTGTGGTTGGGGCGGACATGGAGGAAGCGTTCCTCAACGACCCGCACCTCAACCGTTTCGACGGTTCTGGAGACTCGGGTCCCGGCTCGGCTCTGCGCGACGCGACCCTGGGTCGGATCGCCGGTTTCAACCAGGTGGTCGTTTCCAACGCACTGCCGGCGGCCTTCGGTGTCGCGTTCCACCGCACGGCCTTCGTTCTGTCTCTGCAAGCCCCGGCTGTTCCGAGCGGCGTTCCGTTCGGCACCAGCCAGAGCTACCAGGGTCTGGCGATGCGGTACCTGCGTGACTACGACTTCCGGAACGTGCAGGACCGGGGCATGGTCGATGTCTACGCGGGTACCAACACCGTGGTCGACGGTGTTGTGTCCGAGGTCCAGACGCTGACCCCGACCGGCACGATCAGCGGTGGCACTTTCACCCTGACCGCGCGGGGCTACACCACGGCGGCACTGCCCTTCAACGCCACCGCAACCGCCATCGCTGCCGCGCTGAGCGCCCTTCCGGGTGTCTTCGCTACCGCCACCGGTGGTCCGATCAGCACCACGGCCGTCGTTGTTACCTTCAGGGACTCCGGCGACATGGCGCAGATGACGGTGACCAACTCGCTGACCGGCACCTCACCGGTCGTCACGCCGACCACCACGACCAGCGGTGCGCCGACGTTCGTTCGGGCTATCAAGTTGGCCTTGCACGCCTGAGTCGTAGCTGCCGCCGCTGGCTTCGGTCAGCGGCGGCAGCTTCTACCTGCTCAGGGAGGTGAGTTGCATGGCTTACGAATTCAAGGTCATAAAGGTAGCGGTCAGTAGCACCCCCGTAGACGTTTTCGTTCTCCATCACCTCGCTGAGGAGGTCTGATGGCTGAACTACTACTCCCGCCGCTGGCAAAGGTGTCCGACCTCGAAGCTCGCATGAAGCGCGAGTTCACCACGGACGAAGACCTCGCGGAAGCAGAGTCGGCGTTGGATGAAGCGTCGGAGATCGTCCGGGAAGAGTCACGCAAGGCGTGGGTCGACCCGGACGACTCTTCGATCGTCACCGCGCCGAGGATCGTTCGAATCATCGTGCTGCGGGTCGCCGAGCGAAAGCTTCGCAACCCCGACGGCCTGTCTTCCGAAACCGCTGGTGACTACTCGTATCAGCGCAACGGGGTAGGCGCTGATGGTGGCCTGTACCTCACGCCGTGGGAGCTCGAGGTACTGCGTCGCCAGGCGGGACTGACGGGTCTCTGGACCCAACCGACCACTCGCGGCGACATCTACTGCGACATGGTCTTCCTGGAGGACTCCTACGGCTGCGAGTTGTTCCCAGTCGGAGACCTCGGCGTCTATCCGTACTACGACTAAGGGCGGGTGAGCGAGCCGTGGCTTTGACCAAGAACGGGCCGCACACCGTGACTATCTTCGTAGAGGAAGAGGCCGAAGACTTCGAGGGCAACATCGTCAAGCGGCCGTCGGCTACCGGCGTCGTGGTCAGCGGGGCTTGGATGCAGCCGCTGGCCTCGACGCGCGGTGCCTTCGCTGCCTTGAAAGTCGATGCTGGTCAGAACATCTCGGCGGCCTTTAAGTTGCTCTGTGCGCCGGCCAAGGCTCCTCTGGGCTGGTGGTCTCGCGTCGAGTGGTTCGACCCGATCACCAAGACACAGCGCAAGTTCGCGGTGCTCGGTGGTCCGATGCCCCGTGCGTTCAGTGCCGCGACCGATCACCTCAGTTGCACGCTTCAGGAGATGCGCTGATGCCGAAGGTCAAGTTCTCTTGGGGTCCGGGCAACTCAGCGCGCAAATGCAACAAGACGGCGGCGTATCACAAGGAGACCGGTTTCGCGCTGAAGCGGGCAGCCAACCAGGTGTTCGCCAACGCACGACGCAAGCTCGCTGAACACCACCACTCGGGCGACGCTGAGATCACGTTGACTCACGGCAAGCTCGACTACTACGTCAACCTCGATGACTTCCGTGGCCAAGGTGCCGCCGCTGCCATCGAGTTCGGTCACATCGCCGAGAACGGTCATTTCATCGAAGGCGTCCACGCGCTGACCAGTGGGCTCTGATGCGTACCGAGGAAGGCCGCGCCACTCCGTTCGTGGATGGCATCGGTGTCCAGCTCTGGATTTTGCGCAACACGCTCTCCAACTTGCGTGAGGGGCTCGGACTGCGACCGGTTCAGGTCTTCAGTGACCTGCCGGACGAACTCGCTAAGTACGTTCCGGTGATCAAGATCCAACGCACCGGTGGCGCGAGCGACAACCCTCGGTTCACCACCCAGTTCTGGATGAACTACCAGGTCTGGTGTGACGCCGAGCCAAGCACCGGCTGGGACGCGCGACAAGCGGCGTTCGAGTTGGCCAACCAAGTGTCCCGAACCATGTATGTCGCTTGGGAGAGCCAGATCGTTACCCCGCACGGGGCGATCACCAAGTGGCGGGAAAGCACCGGGTTCCGCAAGTTCGATGACCCGGAGTTGCCACACATCAGTCGGCAGGTTGCCACCTACGACCTGCTGATTCGTAACCCCAGTACCCCGCGCTCGTAGTTCCAACCATCCGTTGACCTACCGGCCGCCGCGCAGTCCGGGATGTGTCTGCACCCATGAGAGGACTGACCATGGCTCTCGATGATGCCGCAGTCATCATCCCGGGAACTGGCTTTGTCTATGTCGCGCCAGCCGGGACCGTTGTTCCCTCCGACAAGGTAAATCCCGCGTCTCCGTGGCGCGACCTCGGCCACACCTCGATTGATGATGGTCTGACCATCACTAAGGACGGTGGCGACTCAAACATCCTGGGCACCTGGCGTAACCCCGCACTGCGGGACCGCCGCGACCCAGTGGTGTTCGCGCTGACGATCCACCTGTTGCAGCTGTCCAACGACACGCTGAGCATGTACTTCGGCATAGGTGACACCACGGTTGACGGTGTCTTCGGTGTCGCGCTGATCCCTGAGCCGGTGCAACTGGCGATGTTCATTCGCATCGTCGATGGCGACAACGGGATGCAGGTTTACTTGCCGAAGGTCTCGGTCGGCTCGGATGACGATGTCGAGGTTGACGTCGAGAACTTCCTCGCCTTCCCGGTGCGCGCTACGATCCTCGGTATCACCGGTCAGCCGCTGATGGAGTTCTACGGCGACGACCTGGGCCTGCGTACCTCCGAGGTGCAGACGGTCACCATCACTGGTACCCCCACCGGCGGCAGCTTCAAGCTGACTCTCGACGGAGATATCACGGCGACTATCGCCTGGAACGCCATCGCCTCGGTGGTTCAGACCGCGTTGCGGGCCCTGGACACTCCGTTCGCCGATGGCGTTGTGGTCACCGGTGGTCCCGGCCCTGGTACCCCGTACGTGGTTACCTTCGCCAGCGACCTTGCGGACAACAACGTCCCGCAGATGACGGCGGATGGCGCCCTGCTCACCGGCGGCACCTCACCGGCGGTCGGAGTAGTCACCACCACGCCGGGTTCCTGATCAAGCTGTGGAGTGACGTGAACCGCGCGGGGACACGTCACTCCACAGCGCCTTACCTATTCCCGCGAATTCCCGCGAAATCTGTGAAGGAGACCCCGCGCCCATGAGCCGCCCCACCGACCTTCGCTACAACCAGTCACTGCCTATGAAGCTGCCAGAGCCTGAGATTGGTAACCCGATCCGTCGAGGCGATACCGTGACCAACATTGATCCGCTGGGTAACGTGATCCCGGCCCCGGGTGAGGTGCTCGAGACTCACGGCGGTTACACCGTCGCGCCGGGCCTAGCGGCTCAGGCTGCCAAGGAAGCCGAAGGCCCGAAGCCAGGTATCAGCGACGTCATCGCCGAAGAGGCCGTGCCGGCGCGGTATCCAGACGGGTGCCCAGCGTTCCGACCGCTGCATCGTCTTGGATTCAAGGAGAAGGCCGAGGCGTTCGAGCTCTACGACGTCGTGCAGAAGACCAGCAAGACGATCGGATCGCCGAAGAAGGGCGACGAACTCGACGCTAAGCGCGCCGCCAACTACTACCGGCTGCTTGCCAAGATCGACGAGTTCCTCTCTTTCGTCGCCATCGACAAAGAAGCCTATGAGAACTGGCCCGGTCGGACCGATGAGACGCTGTTCGGTCAGGCGTGGAACGCGTACCAGGGGGACGCTCAGCCGGGGGAAGCCGCCAGCTTGTCCAACTGATTGATGATCACGGGCCGGCGGTCCTGGCTGATCTGCTGCGCTACTACGGCGTGGATCTGCGGGACCTCTGGCGTGACGGCTGCGACCTCACGCCCCGGTACGTGTTCTGGTTGGTCGAGCACCTCCCGGCGGATTCCGCGACGTACGCGGCGATGAAGGGCGGACCCGAGTTCCGGCCCTGGACGATCGACACGTACTTGATCGCGCAGATAGTCAACATGCTTGCCGTGGCGAATCACCAGCGCGCCGGCAAGAGAATTCGCAAGATGCCGATCCAGCCGCCGAAGCCCAAGGTTACGACCGCTCAGAAGAAGAGGCGCGGCCGGGTTGTGCGCGTCTCCGACATGAACGCGCGGCGAGCACTCGCACGGCAGATCAACGAGTCCAGTAAGTAACTGACCGGAGGGGGTAGTCGTGAGCAGCCCCGGAGGTCAGGAAGTCGCACGGGTCAGCGTCAAGGTACTGCCCGATACCGCCGGCTTCGCGCAGAAGCTCAAGGGCGACCTCCAGAAGATCAACGAGCAGGTCGTCGTCGAGGTCAACTTCGACATCGACGTGGCTGGGCTGATCACTGCGCTCGAGGCGTTGAAGCTGCCGAAGGTTACGGTCCCGGTCGATTTCGAGACCGTGCGCGATGCGAAGATCGAGGTCAGTGCCGACACTACGACGGCTAAGACTGAGGTCGACAAGACAGTAGCCGAGATCAACGCCAAGAAGGCGTCAGTCAAGGTTGAGGCGGATACGGCGGCTTTTTCCAAGATCAAGCTCGAAGCGCTGATGAGCAACGTCACGCTGAAGGCCAAGATGGATCTTGATACCACTTCCTTCCTCGCACAGGTCGAAACGGCGAAGCTGGCAGCCGAGCGAATCTCGACGATCCGCGCCAAGTTCGACGTGGACCGGAGCGCACTCGACCGAGTCGGAAGCGTCATCACTTCGATCACCAACACGGTCCAGGGCGGCCTGACTTCGGCGATGTCCGGAGTCTCCAGCATCGGCAGCAGCATCGCGGACAACTGGTCGAAGATCTCGAGCACGGTCGGCAGTGTTGCCACTGGGGTCTTGACCATCGGTGCCTACGCGGCGGCCGGTGTCGGCATCGTGGACGTGCTCGCGGCGGCGTGGGGATTGGTCTCCACCGCTGTGCTCGCGGTGCCAGCGGCGGTCGCCCTAATTGGTGCCCCGATCGCCGCCGTAATGCTTGGCATGGACGGGATCAAGAAGGCCGCGAAAACCCTCGAGCCGGCCTTCAAGTCGCTGAAAGCGGCGGTCTCCGACACCTTCGCCAAGCAGCTGGTCCCCGCGTTCAACACCCTGAAGGCCGTGATGCCCACGGTGCAGACGGGAATGGTCGGAATCGCCTCGGCGCTGTCCACCATGGCGGTCAATCTGGCTAAGTTCCTCGCCTCGGCGCAGGGCACCTCGTTGCTGGCGACGACCTTCGACAACGTGAAGGCGGCGCTACTCGGGATCTCTCCGGGCATCAACGGGATTGTGGAAGGGTTCCTCCGGCTGACCGCGACCAAGAGCGCGTTCGATGCCCTTGTCCAGGTGATCAACACCGTGGGCACCGGGTTCAGCGACATGGTCAACGAGCTGTCCCGGACCGACACGCTGACCGCCGCGTTCAAGGGCCTTGGCGACGTGGTGTCTTCGGTCGCGCAGGGCTTCCTTGACCTGATGAAGAACGGCGTCACGGCCTTCTCGACCATGGCACCGGGGCTCGATTCCTTCGTGCAGTCGGTGACAAGCTTCTTCAACAGGTTCGACTGGAAGAAGATCGGCGCTGACATCGGTGGGGCCTTCAAGGGCATCGGTGACGCGATCAAGGGCGTGCCGCAGTCGACCATCGACGGCATCGCTAAGGGTTTTGCGTCCCTCAACCAGACCATGAACAGCGCCGGGGTTCAGGCGTTTATCCAGGACGTCATCAGCCTGATTCCGGCCGCGCTAAGCCTGGTCAATGATCTTGCTACCGCCCTCGGCTCTCTGGAACTCGCTGACGCGGCGGTTCAGAACTTCCTCCAGGGCGTCAATGATTCGATCACCAACTGGTCGACCACCACCGATGCCGCGATTCAGGCTTGGGCGCAGAGCACCCACGACACTATCGCCAACTGGTCGACCGGCCTCGACACCTCGATCAACACGGGCCTACAGGCGGTACACGACGCAATTATCAACTGGTCGACGACGACCGACGCGACGATTCAAGCTTGGGTTCAGAGCACCCACGACGCGATAGCCACCTGGTCCGACGGTCTCGACGCCTCGATCAACGGTGGACTGCAGTCGATCAACGACGCGATCACCAACTGGTCGACGACGACCGAAGCGACGATCCAGGCATGGGTTCAGTCGACGCATGACTCCATCGCCAACTGGTCGACCGGTCTCGACACCTCGATCAATACAGGTCTCACCGCCGTGAACGCCGCCATTGTCAACTGGTCGACGACTACCGACGCGGTCATCCAGGCGTGGGCGCAGAGCACCCACGACAAGATCGCCGCTTGGTCGCAGGGCCTCGATGCCGATATCCAAGGCGGTCTTCAGAGCTCGCACGATTCGATCGCCGCGTGGGCCACCGACACCGACAAGGTGATCCAAGACTGGGCACAGAGCACCCACGATAAGATCGCCGCGTGGGCTCAGGGTGTCCTGACCGATATCCAAAGTGGATTGTCGGGGCTGCCGGGTCAGATCGAGAGCCTCTTCGGCCAGACCGGACCGGCCGCCGCCAAGGGACTGAGTGGTACGTCTACGGCGGTTGGCACCGAGATGAAGGTCGTCAACGCGGCCTTTACGACGCCGCTTGACTCGCTGCCCGGCGACGTCGGTACCTCGATGACCGGGGTCGACACCGCGATCACCGCGCCGCTCGCTCCCGTCGCGGGGCAGGTCGGCTCGTCGATGGCTGGGATCTCGGGGGCTGTGACCAGCGGCCTGGCTCCGATTCCCGGGTTGTTCGTTACAGCGTTCACCGGACTCGGCGTGAGCGTGACCGCCGGGATGCTGGCCATTCAGCAGTCAGTTAACACTGGGTTTGTCGGGATTCAGGCGGCCTTCACCGCCGGCTTCGCGTTGCTGACGACCTCGGCCGCTCTCTCGTTTGTCAACCTAGCCGCGCTGGTCGTAACCCCCGGAATGCTAGCTATGCAGCTGGCTGTGACGACGGGGTTTGTCGGTATCCAGGCAGCCTTCACCGCCGGATTCGCGCTGCTGACTACTTCGGTGGCGCTGTCGTTCGTCAGCCTCGCCGCGCTCGTCGTGACGCCCGGAATGTTGGCCATGCAACTAGCGGTTAACACTGGGTTTGTCGGGATTCAGGCGGCCTTCACCGCCGGCTTCGCGTTACTGACCACCAACGCGGCCTTGGCCTTCGTCAACCTCGCCGCGCTGGTCGTAACGCCCGGGATGCTGGCGATGCAGCTGGCTGTTACGACGGGGTTTGTCGGGATTCAGGCCGCCTTCACCGCCGGTTTCGCGTTGCTGACGACCTCGGTGGCCCTGGCGTTCGTCAACCTCGCCGCGCTCGTTGTGACGCCCGGGATGCTGGCTATGGCGCTGGCGGTGACAACCGGATTCATCGGCATCCAGCTCGCCTTCACCACGGGGTTCGCGCTGCTGACTACTTCGATCGCGCTGGCCTTCGTCAACCTGGCCACGCTGGTTGTGACTCCTGGGATGCTGGCTATGCAACAGGCCGTGACGACCGGGTTCATCGGCATCACCGCCGCCATGACCGCCGGAATGGCAGCGCTCGCAGCGGCAGTTACCGCCGGACAGCAGCCGATCATCGACGCCTTTACCGCCATGTCTGACGCGGTATTGCAGGTCGCCCAACAGCTGATCGACGCCATGACCACCGTTGGCACCAACATGATGCAGTCACTCGCCAACGCGATCCTCGCCGGTGAGTCGACTGTGGTCAACGCAATCGCTCAGGTGATAGCGGCGGCCATCGCGGCGGCTACTTCGATGCTCGGTATTGCCTCGCCTTCGAAGGTCTCCGGCGGCTGGGGCGACAACACCATCGCCGGCTTCGCCAACCAGGTGCTTGCGGGAAAGCAGACCGTGGTCAGCGCCATGCAGGACACCTTCGGTGCGGCGGTCGATGCCGGTCAGAAGGTGATGAGCAGCGCGACGTTCGCCGGCCCGTCACTCGACTCGAACTGGATGGCCTCGGCGTCGGGTGCGCTCACGGCTAGCAACGCAGGCATCGGAGACAGCACTGGCGGTGGCGGCGGCAACTTCACTGTCAACAACACGATCAACGCCGCGAACGGAAACGCCTCCGCCAAGCAGCTCGCCGACCAGGTGGTATTCCAGACGAAGTACTCGCGCAGGGGTGTCCACAGTGGGAGGTAGCGGTGCAGCTTGAGCTTCCCGAGCTAGGCTATGAGCTCGACGGTGACTTCGTTTTCGGCACCGACACCCCGTGGGTCGTCACCAATTTCGACTACGGCACCGCCGACATCGCCAACAACGACATCGCGGCTCCGCGCTCGGATGGGCTGTTGTTCGGCCGCGATTTCGTGGGTGGACCCTCGTTCAACCTGGACATCGACGTCATCCCGGACTATCCGATCGCCGGCAACGGTGTCGAAGCTACCGACCTCTGGGGCAAGTTCAAGTCCCGGTGGCGCAACGACAAGGCGCGGCTCACCCCGGGATACGCCTCGATGTTGCGAATGTCGCGTAACGGTCGGATCCGCCGCGTCTACGGCCGTACCCGCGCGATCCAGCCGCAGCCGGAGAAGGACGTCAATGGCTGGTGGTTGGCTGGCGCGCAGTGGCAGTGCATGGACGACTACTTCTACTCCGACGAAGAGCGCACCAACACCGTCACGCTCGTGCCGCCGGAGGCTGGTGGCTACCTCATCCCACCGGATGACCCATGGACCTCGATCGGTGTCAGCTACGAGCCGGGTGTAGTGCACATCGGGGGTGACGATCCGGCCTGGATGTGCTTCATGTTCCGGGGCCCGATCACCCGCCCGGTCGTCGAGATCGTCGGGCACTGGGCAATCGGCCTCAACGTGACGTTGCGCGAGGGCGAGTGGATCGGCATCGACCCGCGCCCCTGGTCTCGCGGTGTGCGCACGAGTTCCGGCTTTGACCTCGGCGGTGCGCTGCTACCCGGCTCCCCGGTGCTGTCAGCCGTGAAGCTCGACCCCGGTAGCTACGAAATCGTGCTACGTGGCACCGATGAAACCGGCACCGCCACGATGACCACCGCGTGGCGCGAAACCTTCTCTTCGATCTGAGAGGCACACCTTATGAGCTGGGATGACGGTGTTCCGTGGGCAATTGGCGGTGGCAGCGCCATGCCCGCCGAGATCCTGCGTCTGCTCAGCTGGGCCGCTCTTGGTGGACAGGAAGGTGTGTTCGCCTCGGCGGACTTGCGCATCAACGCGCTCGAGACGCCGGGCACCTCGATCCGAGCGATGCCGGGAGCCTGTTCGGTCGGTAACCGCGCGCTGAACGCCTCGAAGGAGCTCTACGTAGGGCGGCTGTTCAGCCAAGACATCGTCCCGATCTCCCCGACCAGCGGAACCGGTCGCAGCGACCTGATCGTGGTCCAGATCGAGAACCCCTACATCAGCGGCGAGCCGTGGGGGATTCCTCCGGACCCTGCTAACGGTCCCTACATCTTCACTCGGGTCATTTCGAATGTCGCCGCTACGGTAAAATCGGTCGGATCCCTCAACTTGGGAATCTCGGCGATCACCCTGGCGCGTATCGACATCCCGCCGTCGACTGGCACGATCATCCAGTCGATGATCAAGGACTTGCGCACTGTGGTTAACCCGATGACCGGCGCCGTGCAACCGCCGGACGACGGTGGCGACGGCGACGACGGCGACCCGGTGGTCATTGAGCCGGGTGGTGACGGAGACGACGACGGCGGGGACGACACCGACCCGTTGACCAGCACCCAGACCAGTTATGTCTCTTGGCCGTTCACCGGAAACACCGACATCGCGGTCCCGTTGTGGGCGAACTTCGCCGATGTCACGGTCACCGTGATCGGGGCGCTCGTGCAGAACACCGGTGGAGGTGACTTCGGTGGACTGTTCGGTTTCATCCGGCTGATCTTCGGCGGCATCGCACAGGAGGAACAGACCTGGGCCTGCAACACCGAGGGACGCCAAGACATCGTCTGGGCGAAGACCAACATGCCGGTTCCGCTCGCACAGCGCGGCACCACGCAGCACTTCCACCTGACCCACAAAATGCTCGCGGGGTTCGGTGAGGGGCGGCTGCTGTCCACGAGGTCGACCCGGATCAGGTTCGACATCAAGTTCAAGCAGAGGCCGGGGACTGACTGATGACCAGCTACTCAATGACCGCTCGCAACAAGGTCGTCGACTCGCTCGGCGTCAACGGCGGTGCCGACTGGTATTCGCTGCATACCGGAGACCCGGGCACTACCGGCGCCAACGAGCTCGCCGGCTGCCCGCGTAAGACGACCACGTACCCGAGCGCGGGTGCCGGTGAGTCGACCAACGGTGGTGTGCTGTTCGACGTGCCAGCCGGGTCCACGGTCAACTTCTTCGCTCGCTGGTCGGCCAGCACCGCCGGTACGTTCCTGCTCGGTGGCCCGTTGCCGGCGACCGAAGTCTTCGGCGTCGCCGGGCAGTACCAGCTGAGCAACAAGATCGTTCAGGGCGCGGCCTGACCATGGGCGCGCTGGAACGCGTGCCGGGTGTTCAGAATTGGGTAGACCGAGTAGGCGGCCTACCCAGTTACATCAACCGCATTGCGCTGCACCTGCACACTGAGTCGGGCATGGATATCAGTCGAGCTATCGCTACCGCCGTGAATGCCGCCAAGAAAATGTGCCTGACGGGGGACCTCAACTGGCCCGGCTTGCAGCACGTGAACCTCGGATCTCGGGCGGAGGCGTGCGCGGCGGTAGCCGAATGGGAAGCAAAGAAATCGGCTTCGCACGTGAAGAAGGGGTGAGGTAGTGGCGCTCAGGCTGTACCTCACAAACGACACCTCGCCGTATACCCCGCCGAACATCCGGGGGACTTGGACCGATGCCGCGCTGACGGGTGCTAACTACCTGTCCCGCCACAAGACCGGTGTCAGTACCACAGCGGTCAAGGCGGAGACCTCGAGTTCGGCCGCCTGGGCGGTGTTGCTGCGGCGATTCATCTCTGATCCGGTAAACAACCCGGGAACACTGCAAGGTGCCTTTACGGTGGTCGCCGGTTGGCTGGAAGCTAACGCCGCCGCGAACATGGTGACCCGGATCCACATGTACGTCACCGCTGGAAACACCGCCACGGTGCGCGGGACGCTGACTGCCCTGGCACTGGACGGCACCACCGAATTCCCGGTCATCGGCTTCGGCACCGGCGCTTGCGGAGTTAAGCTGACCGGCACCGCCAGCTCGGTCGCGGTCTTGGTTGGTGACCGGATCGTCATCGAGATCGGTTACAAGGCCGCCAACACCGTGACGACCAGCTACGCCGGCACGCTGTACTACGGCGGTGTGGCGTCCGATTTGGTCGACAACGACCTCAACGTGGCCACTCGGCCAGGATGGGTCGAGTTCGCGCACACCTCGTTCCACGATGCCTTCGACATCCCGTTCCGTTCCGGTACCACTACCACGACTGTCGGCGTCACCCAGCAGGCATGGGATCCAAGCAAGGTTAAGACCGTCACCACGACCACGACGCTGCACGCCGGTGTGTCGACCCCCGCCGCGTACAAGGTCGCCAAGACGATCACCGGCTCGATCCGTCCGCCTGGCCGCCCACCGATCGGCGTCCCGGAGACCGGCTCGTTCACTACCGGGACTTCGAACCGTGTTGGCGGCACCGTGGTTCATGCGCCGAAGCCGACCATGCCCGGCTCAGCGGTTCGTGTGGCCTCGACGACGGCGGAGTCCATCACTGACCGAACCACGCTCAAGGGCGTGCCGTACGCGTACATTCAGGGCGAGTACCACGATGTCAGCCCGCCTAACGCTGACCTGTTGACTCAGTCGCGGCCACCGAACCCGCAGAAGCCGGTGCGCTTCATTGCCCAAGACATCAGGACGCACCGCTTCTTGACCTACGAACTGCCGTTGGTCGACGTTGAGATCACTTGGCAGCTCTCTGGCCCGAGCATGCTCACCGCGAAATTGCACCCGGAGTCGCCGACGCTTCAGGAGCTGGGCATCACCGCCTGGGCTACCTGGATCCACGTCGACCAAGACGGTCAACTGCTAGCCAGCTTCATCCTGCAACCAGCCCGCATCGACGGTGAGAACTACAGCGTTGAGGGCATGGGGTTCAGCGGCTACGCCCAGGGAGTCCCGTTCTACGGTTGGGACGACTACGTAGCCACCGACGCGTGCGACGTCATGCGACGGATTTGGAATCACCTTGAGTCCTACCCTGATGCGCGCTTGGGGGTGCAGCTGACCAACACTATGAGCAACCTGCTTCTTGGGATTCCGGCCACGCAGAAGCTCACCGATGATGGCTTCCTGGTCTGGGATGAACAAAACCAGATCGAGGAAAAGCCACCGACCAAGACGCTGCCCGAAGGTACCGACATCGCCATCACCGGGCATCAATTCGACTTCAACCCGGCGACCGCGCCGTTCGCCCCGGAGTTCCCTGACTTGATGGTCACCTATAACGACGGTGCCATCTACCGCTTCCACCCAGAAATGGTCGATGCCGTTCCGTACACACTCGCGTGGTTCAACGACACGGACTGCGGCCAGGAATTCGACAACCTAGCCCGGACCGCGAAGGTGGAGTACCGCGAGGTCACGTTCTGGGATCTAGATCCGACCCACGACATTTCGGTCATTCCGAAGCCACGCCGTAGTCTGGAGATGGCTTTCCCGCGTCTGGGTCGCAAGCGTTACGAGCTGAGAGTCGCGCAAGACGAGAACCTGCTCGCCGCGATTCCTCTCGAGGAGTCCACTGGTGCGGCCGGCTACGCCTCACAGATTCTGGCGCGTGGTGCTGGGGAAGGCCGCCAAGCATTGCGCGGCTACTACGGCGTCGCCGACCCCAAGCGGATCCGCCGTGTCGCCATCGTCAAGGACGCCACTCTGTTTACTCAGGCCGCGATGACGTCACTGGCTACCGATGAACTCGCGCGACGACTGGCTGCCATCACCATCGGCACCGTCGTGCTCAAGGACTGGCACCCCAACGCGCCGCTCGGCAGCTTCATGGTCGGCGACGAGTTCCTGATCACTGGCTTCGTGCCCTGGGCAGGGTTCGTGGAATTCTGGCACCGGATCATCGCCTACACCTGGGCACCGGAGAAGAACACGATCACCTGCACGACGCGTCGCTCTGAGCAGTTTGGTTACGGAAAACCGATCCCTGACCCGCAGCCAGTCCCGCAGGTTCCGGCGTTTACATGGGCGGAGATCGACGATGATCAGGCCACGATCCCCGATCTGAACAAGACCGTCGACCCGTTCCAGCCGACGGTCCCGCCGCATGAATCGACCGGCTGAGGAGTCTGACACATGACGCAGCCGGTAGCGGGGTCTGACGAGCGCGCGATTGCCGCTATGGGCAATCAGATCGCCGAGCAGCAGCGTCAGATCGACTTGATCAACATGGGGCAGAACCAAAGCTCCCTGGGATTTAGCTCGATCGAGAATGGCTCGTTGGTGATCTACGATGCCGACGGAAACGTGCGGAACGTGATCGGCAAGCAGGACGACGGCTCCTACGTTGGTGGCGCTAGCCCGATCGCGCTCGACCCGCCGGAGATCCCGAACCCGCCGACGGTCACGCCGGGCTTCGGCACGCTGAAGGTAGCCAGCAACGGCAGCACCGACCCACCGTGGCCGCGATCATTCTCGCACGTCAACGTGTACCTGAGTTCGGGTACCGGTATCGGAGACGACCCGATCACCGAAGGCATCATCGTCGGCACGATCATCGGCACCACGGACTCGGCCTTCGTCATCGCCGGACTACTGCCGAAGCCGTACCGGGTCTGGCTGACCAGCGTCGGAATCGATACCGCCGAGTCAGAAGCTTCCGTAGCCGTGACAGCTACCCCCACGATGGTTGTCGGTCAGGACATCCTCGACGGGGCAATTTCTGAGCTCAAGTTAGCTGACGACGCGGTGACCGCCGCAAAGCTTGCCGCCAGCTCGGTCGGGACTATTCAGATCCAGGGCGAGTCGATCGACGTCACAAAGCTGGCCGACGGTTCTGTGACTGGTGAGAAGATCGTCGCCGAAGCCATCGGGGTCGGGCACCTCGCGGCTGCTTCGGTCACCGCCGTGGCGCTCGCGGCCAACGCGGTACAGGCCAACAACATCGCGGCCGATCAGATCCAAGCGCATCACATGGCGGTTGGGTCGGTCACCGCCGAAGCGATCCTGGCGTTGAGCATCCAGGCCGACAAGCTGGCCGCTAACTCGATCACAGCGGGAAAGATCGCGGCCGGCGCCATCACCGCTGACAAGCTGCAAGCCGACATCATCATCGCCAACGCCACCTTCGAGACCGGCTCGAGTGGCCGGCGAGTAGTGATCTCGGGTCCAGGCAACGAGGTGCGGTTCTTCCCGCAGCTCAACGAGAACGCCTACGGGCGCATCTACTCCTACGTCAGCGACACCTACCCCGATGACGTCAACATTGAGTTCCGGGCGATCGATTCCGATGAGGTGAACGTTCAGCCACGCCTCGTGTTGACCCCCGACACGATCTTCGCGGGTCTTACCGACAGAGGCGACGACACCCTCAATCGCGGTGGCTACATGCAGATGGAAGAGTCGCTCGCAGCCTTCGGCACCAAGAACGCCACTGGCGGCGTTGAGCAGGGCATCTTCTGTGCCGCTGACGACGGCATAAAGATGCGAGGGTTCTTCCCCAACCACAAGGAAGATCCCACCGACGCACTGTTCGTAGCCGGCTACACGTTCACCAACACGTCTTCTACCGGCTACTGGACTAACCTCGGATTAGGCATGCGGCAAGCGCTGATTCGTCCTTTTATCACATTAGTGGTTACCGGTATTGATCAGGCGGACAGCGCTTCCAACAACTTGTTGTCAGTCCGGAATTATATATCAATGACTACGCCGTCAGCTATACGTTCCACTTTCGGACACACTACGGCAACATCGCTCCAACCGAATAAGGTGTGTTCCATGACCTGGATGGTAATTTCCGTCGGAATTGCGCTTTCCGATGCCGCGCCGGGAACTTCGTGATGGCCGACGACATCTTCATTCACCATGCCGAGATGTCTCTCGTGGGCGGGGAGCCGCATTACGTAGTCGCGGTCCAGGAGGGGGAACTCTACGGTGATGATATTCCGGAGGGCGCGGTTGCACTTACTTGCCACCTGTTACCGGCCGATATCTTCGAGTCTCGCGCCGCCGAGTACGGCATCGATCCCGAGACCCCCGGCGGCTGGGATGACATCCTCCACATAGTGTTCGCGCCGGTCCAGGACTCCCGGACGATCTCGGAGCAACTGGCGGACCCGGACCACCTCTACAACGCACCGACCACCGAGCATGCCCGCAAGGCGAAGCTACTTCAGGTTCGCAAGGCGATGGGTGCCCGGAAGCTGCGTGGCGTACTGGGGGTCAGTGAACATCGACTGTTGATCAACGAGGCTACTCGGATCGAAGAGTCCGACGCCGAAGATCCGATCGAGTTCATCAAGCGCACGGCCCCGATGAGCCACGAACACATCAGGGTTAAGCAGGAGTACGTCCGACGGACCAGGATCACCTCCAAAGCACGTCGCCTCGGACTAGACCCCAACCGCGCCTACACGCCGGAAGAGTTGGAACAGCACGAGAAGCGTCGGGCGATGAAGAAGGAGCCGCAGCGCGAGTCAGCTGACAAGTTGGCGATCAGGCTGCTTGGAGCACCGATGGACGACGTTCGTGGCGACCGGCTGCCGCCTCGGTTCGGCTCACCGTCCAAGTACCTGTGAAACACCGCTTCTGCCAGCCACCCACTGTAAAATGATGTTGGTCTCGCCCGCCGCGCCCGGTGTCGATTTCAGTTGGTGCCGTGGCATTGGTAGAGGGGGTGAGGTGTGCTCTCGAAGTCTGTCCTCAACGCGATCGCCTTGGTCATCACTGGCGTGTGGACCCTCTCGTTCCTGGCCCAATTCGTCCCCGCCTTCGACTACAAGCCTGACCCCCAGATCAACCTGATCTTCGGAACGCTCGTCGGTGGAGCCTTCGCCCTGCCGAAGCTGTTGGGCTCACGAAAAAGGGACGACGAGGACGACGGCGGCCGGCACCGGAAGCCGCCGGAGCCGGTTGAGGCCGAGAGCGGTGGTAGGTCATGAACGTACACCGGAGGCGCTGGTACTGGCCCGCGTTCGAGATCCGCCGCACCGTTCTAGGTATCGTCGTGATCGGTTTGATGGGATACTCCTTCTGGCAGTCGCATGAGGTCACGGCGTGCCAGAAAAACTTCAACGTCACGTTCAATCAGGGTCTCAAGGAGCGCAGCGACGCCGCCAGCACCGAGCGCCAGGCCCAGCGGGAGATGCTCGACGCGATACTCGATCCGGCCGGCACTGTCGCGTCACGGTCGGCGGCTCTAGTCGCCTGGCGAACGGCTCTGGACGAAGCGGACCGCAAGCGCGACGCCAACCCCCTGCCAGAGGATCCACAATGCGACTGAAGATCAAAGGACACCTTCAGCGTCTCGGCAGCTCCGTACCGCCTGCGGCGACCATCGGTATTTCGATCATCGTCGCTACCATCATCTTGAGTACCACCGCCGCTCAGTCTGACTCGAAGGCCGACGTCGCCACGGCCAAAGCGGTCAGCATCTCTACTTCGCTGAGTCAGCTGTGCCACGCCGGTAACGACCTCGCCGCTCTGTTGCAGTCCGCGCGTACGGTCGATGGGTTGCCACTGTGCCCCACGGCCGAGGCTATCAAGATCAACCCAACGGCCGCGCCGGTGCAGCTGGTTAGTGACGACCACATCGTTTCGTTGATCCGCGCTGAGCTCGCTCGGACCCCCGTTACGGGATCTACCGCTCCGACGTTATCGCAGGTCATCGACGCAGTGCGCGCCGTCATGAAAGAGAATCCCGTACTCTTCAAGGGTGAAAAGGGTGACCCGGGCGACGAGGCGTCAACCTCGGAAATCGCTCAGGTCGTCGCGTCGTACTTTCGGGCCAACGCGGAACAGTTCCGGGGTCCGGCGGGGAAGGACGGTAGGGATGGCAAGGACGGCGTAGCGGGTAAGGATGGAGTGAACGGCTCCAACGGATCGAATGGTTCGAACGGTACTTACGAACCGCAGCCAACCGTGACGCAGACCGTTACCCCCGATCCCGTACCCGACCAAGGCGATAGTGACACCACACCCCCAACTGTTACCCAAACCGAGACCCAGCAGAACACCGAGAACTCCACGCGACAACGTCAGCGCGGCGGCCTTGGTGGCTTACTGGGGAACTGAATCCCCGCCCACTGAGAGGTTGAACCCAATGTTCCGCACCTTCCTGGTCGCGGTGCTGTCGGTCCTGGCGCTGAGCAGCGTCGGGGTCGGCGTCGCCGTTGCCGCAACTCCTCTACCCGCTGTGGCGGACTGTGTTCAGGTCCTTAACAGCGACGCCAAGTGTGATACCAACACGTCCGCGAAGATCGACGCCAACAAGTTCGCCGCTACCACCGAGGCCGAGTGCAACGCCCGACACGGTGACTGGCACTGGGTGAACGGCAGCTGCATCCTGGACCGTCACAACGGTGGTAATCACTCTGACTGCATCGGCGACCAGGCGCCCGGTATCCCCGGTTGCCAGCGCGGCGGCCCGGTCTACCACGGCCCGATCTACAGCGACTGCAACGACGCGCGCACCCACGGCTACCGTGACATTCGCCGGGGTGACTCCCGCTACAACGACAGCTGGGACCGCAACCGCGACGGCATCGCCTGTGACGACGGTGACCTGGTCATCGTCAGCGACGACGGCGACTGCGTGACCTACGCGACCGCGCGCGACTCCATCCGCAACTACGGGCTGGCCTACAACCGGTACCGCACCCAGTACCACGGCGACTGGAACCGGTTGAACACCCACGATCGCAGCGACCTGAGCCGGCTCTACTCGCTCAACCACCGCTACGTCTCCGAGGGTTGGAACTCATCGCGGCTGTCGAACCTGCGGACCGTCTGCAAGGACACCAGCCCGACGGTGACCATCGTGAACGAGGCGCCGCCGGCGACCATCATCAACCAGGCGCCGGCCGCGACGTACACCGCGCCGGCTCCGCAGGTCTCCACGGTTCCTTCGGGCGCCGCTGAGACCGGTGGATTCGATGAGGCGCACTCCGCCGGCTGATGTTCCGCATCCCGCTGGTCATCCTGTCCCTCGGCCTCGCGCTCGCTGGCTGTGGCATCGCTCCTGAAGCGGCCATATCAGCGACCGAGGGACAGGACCAGCCTTACCTCAGCCAAGCGCCACCCAGTGTTGCCGCACAGCCGGTAGCGATCCAGATCCCGTCCATCGGCATCGACTCGACCCGATCGACCTGGATCCCCCTCGGCATCCAGGGCCGCAACGGCATCAAGGTCACCCCTCCCGGCAAGTCCGGCGAGATCGAAGTGCCGCCGCTGGACGACCCGCTCAAGCTCGGCTGGTACTGCCCCGACGGTCTACCCAACTGTGGCGCGCCGGTACCCGGGCAGGACGGCCCGCTTGTCGTCGTCGGCCACATCAACGGCAACGGCAAGCCGGGAATCTTCGCCAAGCTGAAACAGCTCAAAGTAGGCGACAAAATCTTCATTCGTCGCAAGGACGACCGCGCCGCTGCTTACCACGTTACGAAGGTCTCGGAACCACTGAAGAGTGACTTCCCAACCGAGCAGGTCTACGGCGATACCCCAACGCCTACCCTGAGGTTGATCACCTGCGGAGGTGGCGGCAACGCTCTCGAGCGTATCCCCGGCGCCGGCTCCAGTTACAAGAACCAGACGATCGTCTTCGCTGAACAAGACACCCTGAGCAAGACCCCCTGACCAGGAGGCGCGGCGTGGAAGCGTGCTGCTTCAAGCACTGGGTCAAGCGGGCCCTCAAAAGCATCCGATCCGACGCCGCAGCGGAGCGCGCCGAGGCCCGGGTGAGACACCAAGAAGTCATGACCAAGCTGAGCCAGATCACTGAGAGGTTGGACATCATGGCAGCACGTGAGGAAGCGGCGTGGGAGAAGCATGCCGCCGACGTGGCAGCGGTGAAGGCGGGCTGGGACACCCTGGTTGCCAGCAACGCCGCCAAGGACCAGCGGATCGCTGACCTCGAAGCCGCGCTCGAAGCGGCCGGTGGCGACGTACAGGCGCAGATTGACGCCGCGCTGGAAGTCGACAGCGAGGGCGACGCGGTGAAGGTCGAGTCCGCCAACGCCGCCCTGGAGAGTCTGCTGGCTCCGCCGGTGGAGCCGGGCAACGGCGGAGACAACATTCCTCCGCTGGGCTGAGTAGACCCGATGCCTCGGCGTATGTTCCCGCGACGGAACGCCGAGGCATCGGCTCAGCCGGCGATGACTCTGCTACCGGCGCAAACACCGATCTTCGATGAGATGATCGAGGGTGTGAAGGTCACCGCTGAAGACGTTCCGTTCGGACTCAACGCTGACCTGATGCCGGCTGAGGAGCAGCACAACCACGGCGAGCACGGTTTCTACGCCACGCTCACCGACGCGACTGGCCGCAGCATGATCAAGTCGCCGAACTACTCGAGCCGTGGCGGCAAGACGGTTCGACTCCTGATTGTGCACACCGCCGAGGGCGCCCGGACCGTTGAGTCACTCGGCTCGTGGTTCTCTTCTCCGTCGCGGCAGGTCTCTTCGCACGCCGGCATCGACGACAAGCGAATTGAGACCTACGTCCCGTACGACCAGGCCGCCTGGACCTGCCGCGCCGCCAACTCGATCTCAGACAACGTCGAGTTGTGCGGCTTCGCGGCCTGGACGCGCGAGCAGTGGCTGAACGACCACCCGCAGATGCTCGCACTGACCGCCCAGTGGCTCCGTGAGCGCGCGGTCGCTCGAGGCATCCCGTTGCGCAAGCTGACCCCCGAGCAGGTCGCGGCTGGGCAGTCAGGCGTCTGCGCGCACGTGGACTGGACGATCGGTATGAAGGACGGCACGCATACCGACTGCGGCACCGAATTCCCGTGGGACCACGTGATGAGCCTGGCCACCGCTTCCGCCCCCGCGCCCGTAGAGGAACCCTCGATGGCCGTCGAACGCTACGAGTTGCCAGCCGGCGACAACATGGAAGAGACGTTGATCGTGCCGGTGTTCAACGCCACCGACCGCGCCGAGCTCTGGATGGTCACTGGTTGGCAGGACGCGATCGTGCACGCGATGTACTTCGTCCGTGACCGGGGACCGGACCTTGATCCGAAGGTAGAGAACTGGGGCGGCACCGGTGAATGGACGTTGGTACGCGACGACCGACCCGGCTTCGACCTCGGCCAGGGCTGCACGTCGATCGCTGTCATGTACTCCTCTCCCCGCCCAATACATTGCTTGATCAGGTACCCGTCATGAGCGCACGTCACGCGAAGCCAGAGCCGGCCGCCGAGCCGGATGAGCAACACCTCACAACTGGAGACACCATGAAGATCTTCGGTAGGGAACCCGCACTCTGGCTGGCCGCGATCGCCGCCGTCGTGTCGCTGGGCTCGCAGTTCATCTGGCACCTTTCCGACACCCAACAGTCGGTTATCAACGCGGTGGCGCTGGCGCTGGTCGGCCTGCTCACCACCGCTTCGGTCGATCAGGAGAAGCTCGCGCCCGCGATCCTCGGCCTGATCTCGGCGCTGGTCGCGCTCGGCATGGGCTTCGGCTGGCATCTCGACCCAACGGATCAGTCAGTGATCATGTCTGCCGCCGCCGGCATCGTGGCGATGTTCGTTCGCACCCAGGTCACGGTCGACGCTCCGGCTCACTACGCGGACGACGAGACGGCAGAAGCAGCTGCATGATCATCCTCGGAGTTCTGTTGCTCCTGGTTCACGCCTTGCTCCTGCCGCTCTACGTGTTCTACGTCCTCGGCTGGATCTTCGTCGTGGTCGGCCTGCTCCTGTTTTTGCTCGGAGTCGTCGGGCCCACTGACCGCTATGTCGGCGGCCGAAGGTACTGGTACTGATGACCGCCCCCACTCCGCCCAAGGACCCGAGGGGCTCCGTACCGGGTACCGCTTCGCGCCGCTCGGTGGGTAGGGCGACGCCGAAGGTTAAGCCGGCACAGCGGGGCGGGGGCGCCGCTCCGAAGCCCCCCGTGCAGGAATAGGAGACTCGCGGTGACCCACGTGTTCGGATACGCCCGAGACGCGGAGACTGGTGTCCCGCTTCTCGGGCGTGAGGTCACCGCGAGTATCTATCCGCGCGGCGCCGCCAGCTTCCCGCCAATCTCCGGTGGCATTGACACGCTCATTACCGGCGCCGACGGCCGTACCGACGGTTACTGGGAACTGGTGCTGCCGTCCACGGCCGGCTCCGGCGCGGTGATGCGGATCCGTGAATGGCTCAACCGAACGCTGTATGTCGATATCCCGGAGTTGGGCAGCGACCCAACACCGATCGACGCCGAGACGATCCAGGTCAACCCAGATGACGGCAACCCGCTACCGCCGGAGCAGGCGAGCCTGTTTCTGACGCGCGCGGAACTCGGCCAGGTCTCCGGTGTCGCTCAACTCGACTCCGGCGGAAAGATCCCGCTGTCACAGCTGCCGGTCATCGAGGGTACCGACGGACAGCTGTTGCTTTCCCGCGTTGCTGGTGAAGATCTCGGCGGGCATCGCGTGGTGACGTTGTCGGAGTCGAACACGATCGTCTACGCGAGCAACGACAACTCAGGTCAGGTCGAAGCACCCCTTTGGCTGACGCTTGGCGCCATCGGAGTCGGCGCGACGGACTCGGTACTCGCCTACGGGCCGATCACCGAACCGTCTTGGAGCTGGAACCCCGGACCGGTTTATCTCGGTACCGACGGCCTCCTGACCCAGGACTCACCCGAGCCCCCCGCGCTGTTCAACGTTCAGGTCGGGTTCGCTACCAGCTCGACCCGGGTCGTCTTCGACCGCCGAGTCTCACTAGCCCTCATTCAGGAGTAGACCACCATGGCCAAGTACTTGACCAACAGCTCAGGCACCGTCACCGAAGTAGCCACACTCGTTACCTCGGCCGGTGCTGGTGACTCCGGCAAGATCCCCTCGTTGGACGCCGCCGGGCATCTGGACACTTCGTTCATGCCGACTGGTATCGGCGCCGACACCGCCGCGATCACCGCCTCCGAGGCGCTGGCTGCCGGTGACCTAGTCAGCATCTGGAACTCGACCGGCGCCAAGGTCCGCAAGGCCGATGCCAGCACCGCCGGAAAGGAAGCGCACGGCTTCGTCCTCTCCTCGGTGTCCAGCTCCGGTACCGCGACCGTCTACTTCGAAGGCTCCAACACGGGAGTCACTTCCCTGACCCCGGGCGTGCAGTACCTGTCGACCACGCCGGGCATCGCATCCGCCACCGCGCCGTCCGGTTCGGGCAACGTCGTGCAGCGGGTCGGGTTCGCCACCGCCGCAGCCGCGCTGAACTTCGACGCCGGCACCCCGATCGTTCTCGCCTGATGGCAACCCGCCGGCCCCTCGCCGTGGTCAGCGGGGCTGTTTCTGAGGTCCCGTCCGGCGACACCGTCGACCCCGCCGCGTTGCCCACGTTTGTTGCGTCGATCAGCAACGACGAAGGCTCGATCACCATAGACAGCCTCGGCAGCGGGGCGTTCAACGTCAAGGTCGCGGCGGTCATCTTCTCCAACCTCACCTCGTTGCTCGCGGGGAAGCAGGACATTGACGCTGATCTCACCGACATCGCTGGGTTGTCAGCGACCGACGGTGACTTCCTGCGCCGGGTCTCCGGGCACTGGGCCAACATCACCACCGCCGCGCTGAAGACGGCACTAGCTCTTGCCAAAGCGGACGTCGGGTTAGGCAACGTCGACAACACCTCGAACGCGACCGAGCGCGCGGCGGCAGCGACGCTGACTAACAAGACACTCACCTCTCCGGCCATCACGACTCCGACTGGCATCGTCAAGGGCGACGTGGGTCTCGGCAACGTCGACAACACCAGCAACGTCACTGAGCGCGCGGCGTCGGCGACCTTGACTAACAAGACGCTGACCAGTCCGGTGATCAACACTCCGACGGGCATCGTGGCCAGTGACGTCGGTGCTCAGCCGGTTGACTCGGACTTGACTGCTTTCGCGGCGATCAGCCCGAGCAACGACGACATCGTGCAGCGCAAAGCCGGAGCTTGGATTAACCGCACCGTCGCTCAGCTGGCTACTGATCTCGCGCTCGCCGCGACGTATCAGCCGCTGGACGCCGACCTCACCGACCTCGCGGGGCTGACCTACACCGACGGAGACTTCGTCCGCAGGGTGTCGGGCCACTTCGCCACCATCACTACGGCGGCACTGAAGACCGCGCTGAGCCTGACCGCGACCGACGTCGGCCTGGGTAACGTCAATAACACCTCGAACGTCACCGAGCGAGCCGCCGCCGCGACGTTGACCAACAAGACGCTCACTTCACCGGTGATCAGTACTCCGACCGGAATCGTCAAAGGTGACGTCGGCCTAGGCAACGTCGACAACACCTCGAATACGACGGAGCGGGCAGCAGCTGCCACGCTGACCAACAAGACGCTGACTAGTCCGGTGATCAACACCCCGACCGGTATCACCGCCAGCGACGTCGGAGCTCAGCCGGTTGACTCGGATTTGACGGCCTTCGCCGCGCTGACTCCGACCAACGACGACGTCGTGCAGCGCAAGGCTGGCGCCTGGGTTAACCGCACCATCGCTCAGCTGCTGACCGACCTTGGTCTGGCGGCGCTGTATCAGCCGCTCGCTAGCAAGCTGACCGACATCGCGGCGCTGACCGCCACGTCGGGCAACATCGTCACCGGTAACGGCACCACGTGGACCTCAGCGGCTCCGGCGGTACCGGCATGGTCTACGAAGGTCGAGACGATTGCCGACTCCTCTTCGCTGACCGGCGACTCACTGTCGGGCGCGATCCAGGTCGGGGTGTGCACCGCACTCACGCAGGCGGCCACGGTCAACCCACCGAGCAACGGCTACGTCGGCGCCGTGTACCGCTACATCATCACCGCGTCCGGTGGCGCTCGAGTGGTTACACCATCCGGGTTCGCCGCATCGACTGACAACGGTAGCGGCGCGGCGGTCAGCGTCCCGTCCGGCAAGACCATCTCGATCTTCTCTCAGTACATCGGATCGAGTGGTTGGTTGTACGGCGGCTACGAGTTGCTGGTCTGACCGATGGGATTCGTAGCGGATATCCTCGGCTTCGGCAACGCGGCGGGCCCCCATTTCGATTTCGACTACTCAACCGCGACCGGCGCCGGCATCACCAACCTCACGCAGGCACAGCTCGCATCGAGCGCTGGCGTCGCCAGCATCATCTATGCCTCGGCGGATGCTCAGTCGGTTGTGCTGCGCTCTGATGTGGACGTCGACCCGATCGCCGCCAACGGCTACCCCCGCTCGGAGTGGCGGGAGAAGGGCACCAACGGCACCACTGATCGGGCGTTCACCGACACCACCGGCGACCACATGGTCGAAGTGTTGGTCCTGCCGATGCATCTGCCGCCGATCAAGCCCGCGTTCGTGGTGCTGCAAGAGCATGACAGCGCGCAGGATCTCCTCGAAATCGTGGTACAGGGCCGCTCCGACTACGCGACCTCCGGCAAGCTCGAAGTCGCGCTGAAGGTCGCGGTCGGCGGGTCCAGCAGCAGCGCCGGCATCCCCCGGTTCATCGCCGACTACGGCACACTCGCCGAGCTGATCACCAAACCGAAGTGGCTGAACGCCAAGATCCGCACCGGCTTGATCAACGGGGGAGCGGCTGGGTGGTCCGCGTCCTGCGCCGGCGTCACGATCAACAGCTGGGACGCCGGCATCCCGACCAGGGACGCGTCGGTCAGCAACACCTGCTACTACAAGACCGGCATGTACCTCCAGACCAAGTGGACCGGTTCAGGCACCGGTGGTCTGGAGACCGACCGCAACGAGTACGGCGAAGCGGCCTGGCGCAGCATCAAGGTCACCCACAACGGCGAGTCGCTTCCGTTCATCCCGGTCACCGGCTCACGCGCCGAAGACACCATCAGCAACGTGAGGTGGGGCGCCAAGGCCGAGGGCGTCAACTCCGCGACGCCGACCGTTCTGACCCTCACTCCGGCACTTCCGGCCAGCCTCGTCAAGGACGACATGGTCTACGTTGTTGCCCGCACCCGGAGGACATCTCCGTCTACCGGAGTTGTGTCTAGTCCCGCTATCGAGTCCGTATCCCCGACGTGGAACCGGCTCTTGACTAGCAGCGGCGGGGAGTTCGCCAGTGGCGCTTTTGGCACCGACTTGACCAGCCACTCGCAGCGGATGCGGATCTGGTGTCGGCCGTGGTTCTCCGGAATGGCCGCACCCGCCCTGACCTTTACATCGGGGGTCCCCGAAGACATCATGTCCGCGCAGTGCTTTGCCATCTACGGCGGCAAGCTCGGAGCTGTCGCTGAAGTCGTTGACCAGGTCCCGGCGAACTTCAACTACGGCGCGAGCAGTACCACGATCCTCGGCCCCACCGCCGCGCTACCGGCTGATGCTGAAGCTGGTTCGCTCGCTCTTGCGCTGCTGGCCAACGAGTTCAACGTGACCAGCGGCGCGGCGACCACGGTCTCCGGAGACGGGTTGACCTGGGTCGAGGGTGGTGAAGGCATCGGGACCACCATCGCTTTCCAGGCATGGGCCAACGACCACGCCATCGTGCCGGGAACTGCCGGTCAGGCCATCACCGCCAAGCAGTCCGCGAACACGGCGCACACCACGGGCAAGTCGGCGTCCGTGTTGATGACGCTGAAGCGGGCCAAGAAGCGCCGTCACCACAACCGAGTCCCCACTTCGACCGGATGACCGAGGAGACAGAGTGACGATCAAGTGGCACGAGGAACGAATCGAGCGGACTCAGTTCCCGGTTGACGCTGAAGGCGCCAAGGCAGCAACACCCTTCCTCCCGCTCCGATCTGAGAAGCTTCTTCGGGCTACAGGTATGTGGGTCCGAGTCTGGAGCTGGGCGAATTCTGTCCCGGGACACGCAGTGCCCGACTTCGCTGCCGCCTTCGACGTCTGGGGCATGAGTGAATTCGAGGGGCAGGAGAACGGCTACTCGAATTACCAGCTTATGGGCGGCCGGAGCGAGTACAGCGCACTGACGCAATTCCTGCCACTCTATTCATTGACCGTTCGTCGTCTACCAGCGGTATCACAGGTTTGATCTCGGTCGCTGAGCAAGTTAGCCCCGCCGCTCAGCGACCGAAGGTTGTGCTGGACAACCACAGCCGACACGCTAGTCGCAGCACCACCGGCCCAGACTTCGCCGGAAAGCGAGCGGTAGCCCAACATCTTGTCCGCTCCCCGCCGGTAGCCTCGCGGATTGCCGCCGCGCCGAGGCTGCAACGAAGAAGCCCGTCACCCCATTCCGGGTGACGGGCTTCTTTGCGTTTCGAGGCAGATCAGTCGCACTTCTCCGTGTGCGCGGTAGCTGCGGTGATCACAGCCGGTGAGTCATCGTGCCCGATCCGCCAGCCGATCGAGAGCAGAACCAGGCCAGCGGCTACGGCTGCCGCAACCCTGGCACCGGTGGTCGGGTGGACGACGGCCTCGGGTGCCCGGTGCCCCGCCATCAGCGACAGCTGTTGATGCCGGGGTACCAGGATGCCGGGATAGCGGCGCCTCGCTGCATCTGGTAGTCGACGTAGGAGAACTGGTCGTAGGGGACGTTGTTCTCCAACCAGCGAACCAAGCACTCGCAGTAGGAAGCCGGACCGCCGCCTTGTTCACAGGCACCGGTCGCTACAAGCTTCACACTCTCGGGGTAGGAATACCGAGTAGCGCAGCCGGTGATCGGCAAGGCGAGCAGTACGGTGGCCAGGATCAGGGCCCTCATCAGTGGTGGCCAGCCGCCGCGCCGATCGCGCTGAAGAGCCAGAACAGCGACCAGAATGAGCAGCCGATGATGCTGAAGATCAGCCCCACGGTGCCGAGCGCGTGCTGCTTGAGGCCGACCTTCTTCGCCTCGTCGCGGCCGAGCAGCGCGAAGATCAGGCCGAGAATCGAGACCGGCGACAGCGCGCCGAAGATGAAGCCAAGGATGTCCTGCCAGGAAACCTCGGCGTGGGTACGTAGCGCGTAGATGGGCGCGGGATTGATCGGAAACTGCTCAGTCACGGGAGTCTCTTTCGTTGGGCGAGAGTGGTTCGTTCCACTACTACTATGCCACAGATTGAGGCACTCTGACTACGGGTCACCCAACCGAGTGGGGAGATCTGGGAACTTCACCCCTTTTCCGGGGTGAGGTTGGCCGGCACCGGGAGCTCAGCCAGCTTGATCTTCGGCAGTTTCGTCTTCGGCCGCTCAGTCACCCGTTGCCTTCTTCCAAGAAGCCATCGAGCCGATCTTGACGCACACCCAACCGCGCATGATGAACCACTCGTGCACGTTGCCGCAGCGACAGCGACGCTTCTCGCCCGGTCGCGGGTACGGCCACACCATCTCGAGGCAGTCGTGTGGCTTCATGACCGCATGCACCTCGGCGCAATACAGCTGAGCGCGCACTGCTCTTCACTGCGCGAGCACGCAAGCACCTGGTCGCCGCTACGGACGACCGTCGGGAACGGCACCACGGCCCGCATGATGAACGCCGCCAGCCACGAGTAGTAGCGCTGCGCCATGGCCGGCTCCGGCAACTGAGTGATCACGGCTTCTCCTTGGCGAGTCTCAGGGCTGTCAGATATAGCCACGCCGCCGCCGCGTAAGAGGAGCAGTAGATCTCCTCAGACCCGAGAGTGAACAGCCACATCCCGTCCTTGCGAATGATCTTCACGCGGGGAGTTCCTTTGTGGTGCGGACCCGGGCGACACTTCGCCGCACGACGAGTCGGGTTGTCTTCACGGTCACGATCGCGGCGAACATCCAGATACCGGCGATCAACGACAGCGCGATCTTGACGTCAGTCGGGTCTTCCTTCATCGACATGGCTTTCTACTTCCCTGGGCGGGGTGGACAGCTGTGCGCGGAGCTTCGTCATCGACCACCGGAACTGACCGCGCGGGCCGGGGGTCTTGAACTCGTACTTCACCTTGCCATCGCGCTGCCAGGTGAGCAGCGTCTTGCGGGTGACGCCGAGCTTCGCAGCGGCAACTCCGGTTCGTACGATGTCACTGTCAGTCACTAGGTCATCTCTCATTGTGGGGCTTAAACTACCGCAGATGGTATCAGTTAGCTACACTAGACGGACACCCACCCGCGACTGGGAGCCGACGTGGCCACGCCCAAGATCAGCAACGACCGACGCGCCATGCTGCGCATTGCCAACCACCTCATTACCGCAGCTGGAAGGCTGTACGTGACCCAGAATGGCGAGCCACTGACCCCCGCGCAGGAGGACGGCAACGACTTCGCCGAGGACATGATGTTCTTCGCCAACGAGACCCGGGAGCGCTTCGGCAAGGAGCCACTACCACTACGCAACACCGCCGTCGGCACCCAGAAGAAGGACGACTGGACGTGACGTCGCCCGGAGGTGGTGACGCTACGAAGTCGTCTGATGACAAGATGACGCCGATGCGTCGGATGATGTGGGGCGCCGCCACGATCCACGTTCTCTCCGGTCTCGCCGCGACGATCGTCTACATGGGTGGTGGCTTCTTCTCCGACGGGTTCCGGGGTCTCGCGGTGCTCGCGATTGTCGGTGGCTTCTGGACGATCTGGGCGAAGAACGAAGACCAGCAAGACCGCGACGCGTGGCTGTTCCGGATGCCGACGCAGCAGAACTCCGGCCCGAAGACTTTCTCAGACTTCCGCGACGACACCCGAGGACCCCGCGCATGAGCAACGAGATCAACGTCGAGCTGCCGCCCGAACCCGCTCCTGGCTCCGTAGTACTCACCGTTAAAGGCACCGCGTACCAGCGTGGCAGCGGCGCAGTGGCCCAGTTCTTCTGTGGCTTCGACTGCACCTGGACTCCGGCCGGCGGAACCGTCGCGTTGCCGTGGGTGTCTTTGGTCGCCTCTGGACCGTTGCTGGTGCTGACCAACGACGAGACCACTCACTGGCTGTGCGAGCAGGAGCGCAAGGGGTACGTGTCGTGACGGCCTCGGTGCAACGTGCCGGACGGGTCTTCGAGCTCGACGTCGTCAACACCTTGACCGCCGAGCGACGACGCCGTGGTGAGCGACTACTCCGGCTGCTGGAAAACGCGGTTGATCACGGTTTCGAAATCTGGCTGCGTGACCCGAACACCGGAACAAGAGAGAGGGTGCATCTGCTGTGAGCAGTGGAGACGAAGGCGTGACTTTCGGGCGGCGGCGCGGATGGCCGCCAATAACCGCTGAGGAACGGTTGCACCAGCGAGGCTACATCGTGCCCGGCATCAGCGGCTACGTCTACCGGGCACCTGGCGCCGAGCAACTGGTCATGAACGAGCTGATCGGCATGGTCACCGAACGCCCGTTGAGCACGGAAGACGCCGTCGAGATCAGGGCGTCGGCGCGTCGCATCATCAGCTTGGTCCGCTACCACACGCCGTGATCGTTCCGCTCTGAGGGGAGAATCGAAGTCATGGGAGAGGTGCCGGATCGGTGGCCTCCGCTGCCCGGCACCCCGCTTCGTAAAGCGCTCGCCGAGGCGGTGTTTGAGCACGTCAAGAGTGGTGAGCTGACCTACCGGGAGATCGCTAACAAGCATAAGCTGAGCTCGACGTCGATCGTCACCAGGCTCTACCGCGAGGCGATCAAAGCGGGCTGGACAGAGGAGACCCGGGAAGAGGAACTCAGTCGTCTGGCGGCCTGGCACGAGCGGCTCGAAGAGGGTTTCGAGAGCGCGCTGTCCGCCGGTGACCACGCCGCGATCCCCGGGTTGGCGAAGGCCGCCGCCGAGATCTCCCGCGAGCTACGCAAGATCTACAACATCGACGTGACCCCGACGATCAAGATGCAGAACATCAATGCAGGTGGCTTGGACGCGCCGGCACCAGACCCGGCGGTAGGCCGCTGGGCGAAGCAGTACAAGGACTCCAACCTCTACCGGGAGAGAACCGATGGAAGCGATTGACCCCGAGACGGTCCAGGACATGAAGATCGAGATCCAGGAGCTGCGCCACGCTGTTCGATCACTATGTAGCGTCGTGGAAGACCTCGCGGACAACCCGATCGCGCACATCTACAACAAGATGCCGTCTCCCGGTAACCGCGCCCGGACCATCGTGACGTTGCTGGATGAGCAATGAGTCTGCAGGCCGAGGTGCCGACTGACGAGCTGTGGATTACCGGCCCGCCGTGGTGGCCGGCGCACGAGTACGTCACGGCCCTCGACGGCAGAGACATCCGTCGCCAGGACAACCGCTACGCGATGTGCCGCAACAACCCACTGCTATTCGGACTGCTCTACTTCCCGCATCTGATGCTGCAACGCGACCCCCGCGACCCGGCCGCGCCGGAACGGATCTACCTCTCGGATCTGCACTGCGACATGGCGAAATCGGCGGTGCGCTGGGCTCGTGACGACATCGGCATCGGCGAGATCCGAGACGCCTGGATCGCACCTCGCGGCGCGGCGAAGTCCACCTGGCTGCTGGTCATCCTGGTGATCTGGGCGCTCGCTTTCGGACACCTGCGGTTCATCGTGCTGCTCGGTTCGACGCGCAAGGCGATCGCTGACACTCACTTCAAGAACCTGGTCGACGAGCTCACCGGCAACGAACTGATCTCCTTCGACTTCCCGAACCTGACCAGCCCGGAGCGCAAGCCGCAGACCTCGGAGTACCGCGCCGGCAACGGAACCGTCGTCATCGCGCGCGGCCTCGACGAATCGAACCTCGGTCTGAACATCAAGTCGATGCGACCCGATGGGCTGTTCATCGACGACCCCGAAGCCGACGAAGGCAACTTCAGCCTGACTAAGAAGGACAAGAGGATCGCCACGATTCGTCAGGCGGTGCTCGGCATGAATCTGCGCGCGGTGGTGCAGTGGGCCGGCACGACGACCGCCTACAACTGCCTGGCGCATGATCTGGTTCGCTCCGCCGTCGGCGAGGACACCTCGGAGTGGGTCGCCGAGACCGGGTTCCGCTGCCACTACTACCCGGTGATCATCACCGATGGTGGCACCACGCAGCGCAGCCTCTGGCCGGTGATGTGGCCGATGAGCTACTTGCTCGAGCACCGAGGCGAGCGGGACTTCGAGCTGAACTTGATGAACCGCCCGTTGACTAACAGCGGGACCATGTGGACGCAGGATAGCTTCGTCTACGGCATCCCCGAGTCGTGGGCGCGCGGCTTCTCCCGCTACCTGCTACGCATCGACCCGGCCGTCACCTCGAAGGCGACCAGCGACTACACCGGGATGTGTGTCGCCGCCTACTCAAGCTCCGCTCGGTCGGTCGGCATCTTGATGGCCAACGCGGTGCGGGTCGACCCCGACGGGTTACGGACCAACGCTGAGCTTGCTCTTGCCCAGTTCCCGGAGATCCGCGAGATTCAGGTTGAGGGTAACCAGGGCATGGACTACGTGGCGCGGGTGCTGCACGGGCTGCCGAAGCACATCAAGGTGACGTTGCCCCGCTCCGCTGCCGGCAAGGACGCCTCGGTGGCCTCGAAGGCAACCCGGTTCGGGGTGGCGTTCAACTACTACCAGCGCGGCATTGTCCGCCATGCACATCAGTTTCGGATCGTCGAGGACCAGATGCTCGGCTTCCCGAACGCGGCGTTCGACGACGGCGCTGACGCGGTGGTGGGCGCGGTGAACGAGCTGTTGCATCATCTCCCGAAGCTGTAGAGCCGCCTCAAACTGTGGCATAATGGTGGGATGGAACCCGACATGGACGGCATGATCAACGAGGAGTTGTGGAGCGACGAGCGGATTGGTCGGGAGCTGAATCCGGAGAAGCCGCTGAGCCCCCACTCGGTGCGCCGCGAGATGTCGCGGGCGAAGATCCCGATGCGCAGCGGCCGTAGCGCGCGGCTGGTCCGAGCACTGCTAGCACGGCGCGCGAACCGTGGTTCCGGTGCAGCTGATGAGTGACTGTGTTTGACGGCCCGGTCCACAAGCTCGGGCCGCATGAGCGAGCGCACTACGAAGCAGCGAAGGGTCTCGGTTGTCCTGGTCAGGTCTGGTACGACAAGGCCAACAACTTGTACCGCTGGGAAACCCGCATCAACACCAATCTACAAGGCGCCATCGTGAACGCGGCAGGCTACCTAGCCGGGGGATTCGACTCAGATGCTGCCCTCGAAGACATCCTGGTCGACTGCCGACGATCGAAGGTCACGGTGGAGTCAGTATTCGAGACCGCCAGGCCGTACGCCGACCGGGGACAACGCTACGGGGCCGGGCCACCGGAGCCACCCCCCACGGCCGGGGACCGGGTACGCCGTCGCGGCCGCACGTCGTCAGCGACCAAGAAGCGCGGCTTCTTCTACTGGGGGTAGGTCACGTCACGTGGAGGAAGCAGAAGTGGGCAGCATCGACGTCCGCGCCATCGTGCGGGTACTCGCCACCGGTGAAGAAGGCAAGGTCAAGTACTTGGCGTACCGAGCTGTGGCAAGGCGCCCGATGGCCGGCGCGTTCGTCAAGTTCAAGGGCGAGAACTTCGCGCGCTGGTACCCGCTGACGGCGCTGCGACCGGTGGGCTGAGCGCCCGATTCCAGTACCCTGGGAAGCGAGGAGTTAACCGCCAGCTAGGGAGTCCACGCGCGCAAGGACGGTCATGATCCGGCACCTATCCAATACCGAGTAGCCGTACCTGCTCCTCACGCCAAGAAGCCCCGCTCCGGTGATCTGGAGCGGGGCTTCTGCCTTGGGCGGGTTTCTACACAGTGGTCAGTGCGCGCAGCAGGTTCTTCTTCGCGCCGACCCACGTCTTGTTGCTGAACCGCGACCCGGTGCCGTGTAGCTCGGTGGTCGGGATGCCCAGCCAGAAGCGTGACAGGACGTACTCACGCTGACCCGGTGGCAACGCGTCCAGGGCCAACGACAGCCGTCCCTCGTGGTAGCCCAGGTCGACGGCTTCGAGGCTCTCCGAGTGGCTCAGCGCCTCGAACAGCGCTCCGGTGGACGTCTCGTTGTTCAGCCCCCGGCGCGGCGCGGCGAGCTCATCGCGGATCCAGTTACGCATCTTGTTGCGGGCGACGCCGATGCACCACCCCTCGAGCGCATCGGCGTCGCTGAGCAGGTGGACCGGAACCGTCGGCAGTGCACGCCACACGGCAACCCAACCCTCCTGGGCCAGGTCGTCGGCGTAGCGGGACTGGCTGCCAAGCATCTGAGCGGCGCGGCACCGGAGCTTCGGTCCGAGGAGGGTGAGAAGTTCGACGTCGGAGATCACGCCGGCAGCGCTACTTCGAGGCCGAGCAGGTCGTAGCGCTCGTAGACACGCTTGCGGCCGTGGTGCGCCCAGCGCCGGTACACCCCGCCCCACAGTCCTTCTTCGCGGGTGGTGTCACCTTCGGCGCGGCACTGGTTGATCAGCGGGCAGCCGGCGCAGAACCGCAGGGCCGAGCGCTGGATCTCTTCGGGGATCGACCGCACACCTCGGCGGCCTTCACGGTGGTCGAACTGGAACTCCTGATACAGCCCGGCGCAGGCGGGACGATCCTCGGCGTGGTTCAACGTCGGACGGTCCAACATCAGGCGCTGCAAGAGCTTGATCGGCAGGTCTTCGAGGGCTAATTCATCGGAACTGGGGAGTCTGTTGTTACACGTGGGGATGAGCATGTGCGGGGTGCCTCCGTTGGGCGGGGAGCCTGGAGTGCTGTGTACAACGACCGAGCGGGGGATCGGTTACTCAGATGGACGCGGCGAATCGCCAGAGGTTGCTCCTAGTGCAACAAGACGCGTGAGCTACACCCGAATGGGCTACTGGACGCTCAGCACCGTGATGTGGTCGACGACCGGGTTCAGGGCCCACCGGCGACCGGACGACTCCTCGTGGACATAGAGCCAGTCGGAGATGTCAGTCTCCGAGCGAGCGATGACTCGACCGAACCTCGTGCCGATCGGCATGTCGTGCCACCGAACCCGAACCCCGACCTTCAGAGCCAGAATCTGACTCGTCGTGACGTCGGTGCTTACCACCATCACTGTGGTGTTCGGCTCGCTCACGGGCTTCGCGCAGGAGTTGTTCGATGACGCCACCGTGATGCGGGGCGCCGGCAACAGGCTGGTGGCAGGGTTGTCCAGGACGGGGTAGGTCATGGCGGGCGGGGACCTTCCAGGTGTAGATCGTCTTCGGGGCGGGGTTGTCGTGGCGTTCGGTCTTCAGCGGCTTCACCGGTGCGAGCGCCTGGGTCTGCTCGATCGTTGGCCTCTCCCATGCGACATCCACAACGGGCTCCACGAGCGAGGCGACGGCACCGGAGCGGGTGCGCAACTGGCTGGGTATCCCGTCGGCAGGCAACGTGTCGATCAGCGGCGGACCGATCTCACCCGGCATCGGGCGCTCCGCTCGGAAGCTGGTCTCGTGCGTCGGGGTCAGGAGCCCCACCAGGGTCAGCACCAGGAACACCGAGGCGGTGGAGCCGACCAGCTTCGTGAAGGGGAAGCTCCACAGCACAAGCAGCCGGGGCCCCCACGAGGCAATTTCGGCTGACGTCCAGGTGATCGCGCGGCGTGGGCGGGACGGCGGGACGATCAGCACGTGCCGGCCTTTATTCACCGACCACATCCGGGTGGTGCTCGATCACGGTCTCGATCGCCAGCAGCAGCGCCGCCGCCAAGTCGATCTGGTCTTCCTCGGTCATGTGCTTGCGGAACGGGCGGGGGACCCGTCGCATGATGACCTCTTCGACCTTCTGTACCGCCGTGAGGCAGGCGTTCGAAGCGGGATCAGCGATCAGGAGAACGGAGGGCACGGGGAGCTCCCTGGGTGAAAAGAATCCGGTGGGCGGGTGGGACAGTTGTGAATAGCATTCCACGCCAGTACGCCGAACGCCGTGCCATCGCCCGAAGAAGATCACGGTAACGCAGCCCGTCACGGGTGGCGCGCATGTACTCGATGTTCAGCTGGATGACCAGGGCAGCGAGATCCTGCTCTTTGTGACTGTGGAACACCGAGTCTTCAGCGGCGATGTGCTTAGCGAGGGCATACGCCTCGGTGAGGCTACGCGCGCCGTCGCGGTGGTGCTCGTTGTCGAACACCTGGTTCAGCTTCACTTCGATACCTGCTTCCAGTGGATCACGCGGTTGATCGCTTCGAGGCGGTCGGTCAGCTCCCGGTACTCGAAGCTGTCGATGAAGACCAGGCCCAGTTGACGGTTGATCGCGCGCTGGCCGTTGCGCAGCTCAACTGGGTTCCACCGCGTGTAGAGGTTGTTCCAGAACGACATCGACTGGCGGCGCTTCACGGGGTCAGCTCGATCGTCGGCTTAACGCCGGTGGCCCAGTCGATCAAGTACCTCTGAGTACCCTGGGACAGCCCCGCGAAGTCTCGGGAGGCGGCTTCCAGAATCCGGGACTTGTGGTCGGGCTTGGCCTCGGCGTCGCGGTTGGGCACCGGCTTCGACTCCGGCACCCGGATCGGGAGTTCCAGTTCGTCGCGCAACTTCTTGTTCTCGGCCGTGAGCTGGGTGCGGTTACGTTCGAGCGCGTCACGCTGGTTGCGGATCTCCTCCGCTGTATCCAACAACCGAGAGATCCGCTCTTCGAAGTGAAGTCGCTCGTTGAGCCGGGCGTGAGCAGCCTTCTCGAGCTGCTCGTCAGCCCAGAGCCGGTACTGGTTCAGCGTGGTGGTGGTAGTGCGTGAGGCATCCTTTCCGGCAGCGGAGCGGGGCAACGTCACCTTGATGTGCTTCTTGATCACAGCTTCGCTCCTAGCTGACGCAGTGTTGATATCGAGTTTCGGATCGAGCGGTGGTCGCTTGGTGTCGAGGGGAAGAAGCACAACCCGCCACCGGGAGCCTTCGCTTTGTAGTGCCCGGATCTCTTACCCAGAGTCACTTCCCAACCCTGGGCTTCGAGATCACGAACGAGCCGCTCCGTGTCTCGGTTGGTCACAACACCGCGCCCATGGAGCGCAAGTCAGACACCCAGTTACGAACAGACCGGGGATCCGTTGTGGCCGCCGAACAGAAAACGTACGGGCCTTCGCCGTTCGGAGTCTTCGCCTTGTAGTAGGTGCCGTTGCGGGTTTGGCTGACTTTCCAACCCTGACTCTGAAGCCGGGCTGCTAGTTGATCTGGGGTCATGACTGGGTCTCCTTGTCTAGGAACTTCTTGGTCTCGATGGTGGTGCGCTCGTAGATCTTCGTGTAATCGGTGAGCACCTTGCGCGCGGCTACCTGCAACACCGAGGCCAGCGAGTTGACCGGGAATCCAGCGGTGATACCGAGCTTGTCGAACAGCTCCCCAATCAGCTCAGAGGTCTTCACCCCGATCTCAGCGGCGACGTCGTCGAGGCGACCAAGCGACGGGGCCGAGCGAGCCGAGGAGCGGGTCATCTCGATGACGGGGTGACCGTTGATCAGGCCGATGGACTTGTCGTTCTCCTCCAACAGCGCCTGGATCTTGCCCTTGGCCTCCTTCTCCTCGGCCGAGTCAGCTTCAATGCGGGCCCGCAGCGTGATCAGCTTCTCGTACCAGTCACCGAGCACATCTATCGGCATCGCGTCCGGGCTGACGGTCTCCTCGGCCGCCTGAAGCTCGGTCTCGATGGTGATGGAAGCGGTGGCCGGGTCGACGACCTTCTTGGCCCTGGGCGGCATGTTCCTGCTCCTTCTTTGTGGTGCTGCTTCGGTGTCGGGTTGAGCGGTTACCGGTTGCGGCCGTAGCCCCGGTCACCCGGGTCCAGGTAGCCGTCACCGCCGCAGTTGCCACAACCGTTGTCTGCACCAGCCCGGCGAGACGTGGTACGCAGTGCCTTCGGGATCGGGCTACGGCCGCGATTGCACAGGGGACAGGGCTTGCGCATCTTGTTGGGATCGGTGCGGCTACTCATCGGCTTGGCCAAGAATCCGGAGCCCGACGCTTTCTTCGCGGCGGCACGGGCCTTGTCCTCATTCATGAGGCGCCTACTGTACGAAGCCATGATGCAATCATACCATAAAGGGCCTCGGCTTGTGGCAAGAATCAGACAACCAGAAGACCGCGACGGAAGGCGTTGGCAACGGCGGAAGCGCGGTCCACGGCGCCGAGCTTGCGGTACAGCGAGGAGATCGCTCGGGTCGCGGTGCCGGAGGACAGCTCGAGCTTGCGGACGATGCGTTCGTTGCTGAAGCCCTGGGCGATGAGCTCCAGACACGCCAGCTCCCGGTCGGTGAACATCATCGCTGACCCCGGAAGCCGGTCACCGCTCAGCCCTTCTTCTTGCCGGACGCGGTGCAGTAGCCATCGCTGCCGTCGGGGGTCGCGGACTTGAAGGCGCAGTTCCCGGTCAGCAAGTCATCGACCAGGCCGAACACCCCGGCCCCCTCGACCGTGGCGCAGAAGACTTCCTCGACTCGGTCGGTCTCGGTCACCGACTTAACGACCCAACCGCGACCGGGCTTCGATGTGTCCGCGAGGCGACCGACCACCCGCTCCGCGTGGTGCGGCAACAGGAAGAACCACCCGGGTAGGTCCCGCACGTTCAGGTCGATCTTATATAAGTTCGTCGGCTCGGTGCCGTAACCGACCCGCGACGAGGTGCTGATAATCCCGTATCGGATGCCCGTCACCGCCGCTACGTCGCGCACAAATTTGATGGCGGTTCGATCAGCCGAGGAGATCCCGCACTGGCCGGCTTTGGATACGGACCCGTCGGCAGCGAAGTACCCGGCCAACCAGCTGATCAGCTCCGAAGCCGGGAGTTCGATCGACGGGCGGCTCTTCCAGGCGCGGTCGATGCCGTAGAGCCACTGCATTGTGTCGCCGTTGGCGGCTGGGTACTCGTGCGCGACGAGCTCGGGGAAGTAGTCGAGCATCCCGGCCTTGCGGCTCCGGCCGTACACCGAGAGCGTGCCGACCTTGCGAGTTCCGTGCGTCTTGGTCCCGTCTCCGTAGACGAACCCGCGCGCCACTGCCTTCCGATCCTGCGCCACCGCGTCGGGGGCTACCCGGATGCCAGTGAGTCGGTGGCCCGGCCGTAGCTCCACGGTCAGCATCTCGGTACCGTTCTCCAGGATCCACCGGTGCTCAGCCGTGGCGTGCACGATCTTGGTGGCGTTGTGCCGGCGCAGCTCGACTTTGTGCAGCCGCTGGGCACCGAATGACCGGACCGGCACCGACTCGAAAGTGCCGAAGCCCTCGGCCGTCGGGACCAGCAGCTCGTGCTTGCCGCCGGCCAACTCCGAGATCGGGCGGACCCCCTGACGAGTCACTACCTCGGTCTCCGCTGCCAGGCAGAAGAAGCAGTGCCCACCGGGGGTCTCGGGAATTCTCATCGGCTCGACACCGGCTTCGGACAGCTTCTGCACCACCTGCATCCGGGCGAGCGCCTTCACCGCAATCATCGGGTCGAACGGCTCGGACCAGATGTGCAGCGCCGACAGCTTCTTCGCCCGGCCGAGGAAGCAGATCCCGACTCGGTTCACCTGGTAGCCGGCGTTGAGGTAGCCGAGTCCGTAACAGTGCGCCTGCGTCCTGTACGTAGGACTGGGGCCTTCGCTGACGTACTTGGTGTACTGCGAGTCGCCGAGCACCTTCCAGTCCAGCACGGTACCGGTGGGGGCATGGAACACGTCGCAGGAGCCGCCGAGTCCCAGTCCTACGTCAACGCGGCGTTCGGTATGCCAGATCGGAGCGGTCGGCCAGGGAGGATTCGCGGCCTCGAAGCAGTCCGCGAGCCACGCGTGCACGGCGGTGCCGACGATTGACGGCCACGGATCATGCAGGTCACGCGTCGGCGGTCGATCTGACATCTGGAAGGCAAGTTGCCGCGCGCACGGGGTGCCGACCTGTGACGGGCCGATCGAGCGCTGCAACGACCGTGGCGCGTTGCTGGCGAACAGCTTGATCTGATGGATGATCGGGGTCCGCAACCCGGTCTCGTCAGCGGACGCCGCGAGGTCTGACTTCGTCGGAACGAGCACACCGAGCGCCATGTCAGTCCCCCAACTGGTTCGTCGTGCTCGGGTATTTGGCCTCCAGGCTCAATGTCGCGTGCACCTGCGCCATCAACAGGTACGGGACCGTCCAGCTGTCCGGCTCCGCCTGTTGATGGCTCTGCTCGATTGCCAGGTTCAGCTTCCGCTCGGCCTCGGCTCGATGCTCGGCGCGAGTCATCGTCTTCACAGCAGTCCCCCGTCCTTCGGTGGTTTGCGATTGTTCAGGGCACCGGTGAGGAGAATCAGCAGCGCGACCAGGACCAGCGCCCCGATACCGACCCAGCAACCGGTGGTCACGGCTTCTCCGTCATCTCGGCGGCGGCTCGGGCGTCAGCGGCTGCGGCCCGTTCCAGCTTCGCGGCGACGTGTTCGGCGGCCATCAGGTTGAACACGATCGCGGCGGCGTGGTCTTCTCCGTCATTGGTTCCGGTGATCCACTGCATCATGTGCCGCAGCGCCGACGACTTGGCCCGTTGCAGCGCGTCGTCGTCGGAGAAGGATTCCCAGTTCCTCGGACTATATTTTTCTGCCCCCTTGGCCATGTGGACCGCGCACCGGGTCAGCAGCTGCTCCTCGAACGGCACACCGCGCGGCAGCAGCAACTCGAACCGGGCTCGGTCGCCGTGGCTCTCGCGCATCCCGCCACCGGCGAACGGCTCGTGCTGCATGTCCTCGACACCGGGATCGGTGAGCCGCCGTCCAGCGGTCAGCCACTCGTTGAGATCCTCTTTGGACACGGATAGGAGACGGTTTTTCACGAGCTGACCATCCCTTCGTCGTGCATCCACTCACCAGAAGCTTCGATGTCAAGCACCTGGTGCGGCACCGGCACGAACACCTCAGCGGCCGGCGGCAGGAACGGGTCCGGGTTGTAGATGTGTTCGACCCACGGCACGCCGCAGTTGCAGCTCTCTGTCATGATCAACTCAATTCCCTGGGCGGGGTGTTGTCGTACGTCGGCGGGATTCGAACCCGCATCACCCATCATCTGGGACTCTGCCAATTGAGCTACGACGCCAGGGCGGTGTTGCCGAGTGAACGGCTGGCTAGCTACCCACGGCCCCTTCACCGGTGATCCTCTACTCTGAGCGTCCCGTTCGCAGCGCTACTACTAGGGCATCCTCGCCACCGGCTGTTTGAGATGCGAAGCGTGGGTTTCAGGCCGCCCCGTTGACCAGGGATCCTGGCCGTACCGCCCACGCTTCACATCGTTCCGATCTACCTCGTTGTTCCTGGGTGCCGGCCGAGAGAACTCGGATGCGGACCAGGTCACGGTCGGCTGCGGCCCTCGGAACGACAGGCTCAGCACTTCACGGGTCTCTGTGGAGTTGTGTTCCGCGAGTTATGCGGTCTGGGTGGGTACGGCCTGCTGGGCGTGCAATCCCGCGATAGCCGCCTCGACATCGAACTTCGGGACCGACACCGGAGCAATCTGCGGCTGCCACTGCGGCTGTGCCACCGGTGCGGGAGCCTGGTAGACCGGTTGAGAAGCCGCTGCCGTGAGCTGCGGGGTCCACTGCGGCTGCGCAACCGGGACCTGCTGGGCCGGCGGCTGGTAGTTCTGCACCTGACCAACCCACTGCGGCTGCGCAACCGGCTGCTGAACCTGCGGTGACTGGCCCCACATCGGCGCGGCGGCCGGGGCGGGCACTACAGAGGCAGCCTGGTCAGCGGCAATTTTCGCGGCTCGCTCGGCGTCGATACGACCGGGGAACGCGGCATCCCAGCCGGCGACGTAGGACAGCTCGTCACCTTCAAGGGGAATCAGCTTGCCGTAGGCGTTGCCGGACTGCCCAGTTACCGTGATGATCTTCACCGGCAGTGGCTCGGCGGGCGTGCCGTCGGTCTTCACGTAGCCCTTGATGTGGTCCACGATCGCTTCGGCGCCCCAGATCACCGAGACATGCACGGTGTTCGCGGCGACGTCCACGATGTCGCAGATCACGACGTCCTTGGGCTTCGGAAAACGCTGCGTCACGAACTGCGGCCGGAACTCCCGGGGCACGACGATCAGCGGCTTGTTGGCGTTGTAGCGGGGATCGAATGACCCGGCCTTTCCACCAGTGGGGGGCGGGGTGAAGGTTCCTAGAGCGATGGGACTCACCTGTCTCTGTCTCGTGACGTTTCGTATTAGTGCTGTTCACGGTACTGCTCAGTAGTGTTCCGATGCGGTGCGACTTACTACTCTGCCATCATATCACCTTGCAACCTGGGATGCGACGTAACTGGCGATCGAGTTGACCACGTTGTTGCGCTGGCCGAACTCGATCACATCAGCGATATAGCCAGCATCGGCGTTGTCGGGCTGTGGGTGCGTCGGGTTGATCCGCCGAGCGACCGCGCGAGCGGAGTCAGACGCCGGCCGCTTGCGCCACGCGGCCATCGGCGCGAGGAAGTTCGGTGCGGAAGTTTCATCGGCCGCGAAGTCGATGGTTTTGCGGTAGGCGTCCTCGGCACCGAACAGCTGTTCCTTCACCGCGATGTAGTCGACCTGGTTGCCCCGTTCGAACCAGCTGATCGGCACGTACTGGGCTTCTACGGTGCCGTTGGGCGGAGTGACCATCACCGCGATGGCGATGCCCCGGATCTCACGGCCGTTGTGGATCGGCGCCCAGAGGTGACCACCGGTGCTGCGGATCATCCAGCCTTCCCGCGCGGTGAAGACCGGCTTCGGCTCCTTCTTCGGTCCGCGCAACTTCAGTCCCTGCACCGCGCCTGGCGCCTTCACCTCCGGGCGCTCTTCCTCCTCGCCGAACAGATCCCCGCGCACCGAGCCGACGTAGCCGGTGACCATCGCGGTCGCCACGTCTCCTTCAGGCTCTTCCTTCAGCGCGACCAGCGCCTCCCGCATCCCGGTCTTCAGCCGCTCGATGATCGAACCCTTGCGGGCGGCCTCGGCGACCATGTCGGAGACCCGCCGCTCGATCGCGGTGAGGTCGTCGATCGTCTTGGCCGGCGGCGTGCTCGCGGTGAGCGCCAGGTCGATGCCCTCGGTCGTCGTGTTGAGCAGCCCATCCAGCGGCTCGACCGTGCGGCGAGCGAATTCGGTGAGCCCCGGCAGCTTGTCGCCGTAGTTCTCGGCGGTGATCTTGATCTGCTCGGTGCTTCGCTCGCCGTCGTTCTGCCGCTCACGCAAGGCATCGGTATGCGCGGCGATGCGGTCCAGCCAGCCGCCTCGAGCCCGGTCAGTCCGCTCGAGCAGGTCGGTCAGCTGCTCACCGTCGCGCGCTTCAAGTACATCGGAGTCGGTCAGCGCCTCGACACCCGCGAGAGAGTGACCGTCACTGGCGCCAGCGACATCGAACACCGTGGCGAAGCGCTTGCCCGGTGCCGGCCGCAACGCTCGACCCACGGCCTGGCGGAAGAAGATCCGGGAGCGGGTTGGGCGGGCCAGGACGACGGTGTCGGTCATCGGGACGTCGAAGCCTTCGCTGACGATGCCGACGTTGCACAGCCAGCGGATCCGGTCTTCGCGGAAGTCACTGATGATCTTCTTCCGGCTGTTCTTGTCCATCGTGCCGTCGATGTGGCCGCACGTGGCACCGAGATCGTTCATGATCTGAGTCAGGTGCTTGGAGCTGGCCACGGTCGGCGCGAAGATGACGCCCTTGCTGTCGGGCAGCTCGCTCATCACCGCCTTTGCCACAATCTCGAAGGCGCCGACAGCCTCCATCGCCTCGGCGAGTTCCTTCTCCCGGTAGTCGACCGCGCCGGACATCCGCGACGTCGGAACCTCGCTCAGGTCCAGTCCGTCGATGGTCAGATGCCGCAACCTTGGCGGCACCAAGTAGCCCTCGCCAGGGATGCACTCCACCTCGAGGTCTAGGTCTCTCGGGTCGAGCTTGTGCGAGATCAACCAGCCGATGTCGACGTTCGCCACGATCGCTTCGAACACCTCGTCGAGACGGCGGTAATCCTCCCGGAACGGGGTCGCGGTAACACCCAGCGCGCGGGCGCGACCGGAGAAGCAACCGAGCGCGGTCATCACCCGCTTGAACGAGTCGCTGGCGTAGTGGTGCGCCTCGTCGGCGATGACCAGAGACGGGTTCGGCAGGTCGCGCATGGTCGACGCGCTCGCCAACGTCTGCGGAGTGGTGACCAGTACATCCGTCGCGCGCCACCGGTAGATCGCCTTGAGCCGCTTCGTCGAACCAGCTAGGCCCGGGGATCCGATGACCTGCTCGATACGCAGCTCCGGTGCGGTCTTTCGCAAGTGCTCGGCAGCCTGCTCGATCAACTCTCTGCGGTGTGCCAGGACGATCACCGGACCATCGGCGCGGCGGCGTTCCAGGTGCCGCTTGATGATCTCGCAGAAGATGTAGGTCTTGCCTCCGCCGGTGGCCATGCTGATCATCGGGCGGTCCAGACCACCGTCCCATGCCGCGAACACCGCGTCGATGACCCGCAGCTGATACGGCCGGGCCTTCATCGGCGGAAGTCCTTCGAGGTCATGGCCAGCATTACCGCGCCGAGCAGGAACAGCGGGAAGAGGAACCAGTACAGCCGTGCGCCGGAGCTGATCGCGGCGTAGAGAAAGATCGCGGAGACGGCCAGGTAGATCCAGGCAAGTGCCATTACGATTGTGGCCAGGGTCTTGCGCCATTCGGCGTGCCAGATCCTCATCGCCGAACGCCGTACTTCCGATCCAGCGATGCGACGGTCAGCATCTCGACGATCGGCAATGCGAAGCCGCACATAGCGATGAAACCGAAGCTCGACGCCGCGACGGAGCTACCGGTGATGATGTAGGCGTCGAGCTGCGCACCGCCGAGCAGCACGTAGGCGGACATAGTGATCTTGAACAGCATGATGCGGTCTCCCTGGGCGGGGTGGTTTCTCTCGTGTCGTATCAGTGCGGTACCGGGGAGCCGCCAGTGGGTCGAGTGACCCGGAAGTTTGAGGACTCCGATCCGGAACGACTACCCCCGGTACCGCGTTACCATCATACCACAGTTCACGTGCCGATGGCGTCAGTGTTCGCCGGCTGCTGGTAGACGAAGCCGCTGACCCCCGGCTTCACGTAGGGCCGGTCCCGCTCCTCGGTCAGCCGCTCGATCTCCGCCTTGGCCTCGGCCAGCTCCGCCTTCAGCGAGGACGTGTCGGAGAAGTTGCAAACGTGTGTGAGTACCGTTGAGGCACCGACGCGGTGGCCGCACAGCACGCAGGGCACCAATGCTTCGCTCACGCCGCCTCTCCCTTCAGGGCGTCGGTCAGGGCGACCGGGAGCACGACCGTGGTCACGTCGTCTCCTCGCCACTCCAGCCGTGCTCAACCAGCCAATCGAAGTCGGCCTTGGTCAGCGCACTGCCCTGGCAGGACTGGCACGCGCAAGGCTGGAGGTGGCCCTGGACGCCGTAGGTGTAGTACAGCCCGTTCTTGTTCCGGTCGGAGTGCATCCAACGCAGCGCCGCGAGGAACCCAGGCCAGTCGTACATGCGTGCCACCGACAGCCGGCTCCAGACCTCCTGGACGTCCGCCTCGCCGGCGGTGAACATTTCGAGCAGCTCGAAGATGCTGGCGTCGAGGATGCGGGCCAGCTTCGCTGCGTCAGCCACGCTCACCCCTGCCCCCGCTCGACCGGGACCGGGAGCACGACCGGGGTCAACAGACCACGTCCTTCGGTTCGCAGCGGTGCGCCTTCGCCCGCTCCTCCGCCTCGGCCGGGGTGATGAACTCGACCTCGGACCACGACTCGCTACAGCGGGTGCACCGATACACGTGGCTGAACAACCCGCTATCACCGGGAGCGGCGCGGCCGTGGATGTCGACGCCGAGGGTGCATAGCGTTTGTCGATGTCGGCGGAACCGGCGCGTCATCGCTTCTCTCCCTTCACCGCGTCGTCCAGTGCCCGATACAACATCTCGTTCTCCTGCTCGCCGCAGACGTCACGGAAGT